TATTCTCTTTTTAATCTATGGTGGGGCGTTTCCACATCACAAAGGTAAGAAGAGTTTTTCGTCCGACAAAATCTATTGTTTTATATTCTTATATCTTACTTGCTATGAACGTTGATAGGATAGGGCACTTGCTCTCCACCTTCGCTCTTCTCTGCGAGTTCGGTGGTATCGATGTTCATCTTGTGGAAGAAGTCCATCCAGCATTGGTCTCTTGTGTTGGGACTATCTATGAGGGCACGTGCGTAGGTGCAAATCTCCACCATGTTGAACGAAGTAGGGGAGTACCCCTTGAAGATATAAGCTCCGAGCATCTCTGCCGATGTCTTAGACATCTCTATCATCTTTTCTTTGTACTCGTAGACCTCCATATCAAGAATATCTTGATACGTAAATAGGCGGTTGAGCCAAGAGCGTCCCTCGGGGTTGTCCATCCTCTTCCAATCAAACTCCGCATCATCCATACACTCAATGACATTCTTGAAGCGTGGAGAGAAGAGAGGGTCATTCAGGAGGCGCAGGATGTCTACGAAGGTCTGCACCTTTGGAATGCTGTAAGAACCCACACCACAAAGTACAGCCTTCATCATCTTGTACCCTTCCAAGGTAGATGCTTCACGGATTCCGAACTTTCTATCTTCTTTTTCGCTCGTCATGACCTTGATGTATTCATCGCTTACGGCTGATACATAGCAGTTTTCTCCAATGAAGAACTTATCATTTGAATTGACTTTCTCTCGCTTCTCGTGGAAATAGGCATTGTATGCGTTTATGAACGCTTCCCGAAACGGATACCACATTCCTACGGGAAGAGCCGAGCGGAGGTCGTGTTGTCTTGATACTTTTCTCTTATACAGAACCCATAAGAAAGACGTATGGTCTTCAAGGTTCTGCATATTGCTTGCTTTGATGGCTGATATGGACACCTCCCAAAAGTATTTCATGAGTTCCTTCGTGAGCTTGTAGATATTGTCTCCGCTGAGTGTATCAACGTATCGCTCTACCTTCTTCCTATCGGTGGAACTCTCAAGATACTTGTTCAGCATCGGAGAATAGGCTTCAGCGATAGACTTGATGTTTACTGCTTTCATGAGTTATTCTTCACCTCTCATGTTTGCGTAGATTTCCACAATCCCTATGAGTAGCAGGATGATGGTATTAGATACCATCCACGTAAACTCATTTGACCTGAAGTCAATTATAGCTACGCCTATTCCTGCACCTATGAGTACCAAGATAGCAGAAAGGTAGTACTCTACCGACTTGCGACTTTCCTTGAGACCATCTTCACTGACACCACCCTTCTTGCTGATACTCCAGCATAGGATGACGAAAGCGACACCTGATAGGGCGAGAAGCGAGCGTTGGATGCATGCAAACTTATCGGTGGTCAGCAGGAAGCTCCAAACGAGACCTGAGAACAAGATGCCCTTTACTCGTGAAGGGAGATAGGATGAATTGTTGCTCTTTTCCGTTTCCATTGTTGTTGTTGAGTTGTTGGTTTGATTATTTCAGGAGACGTGTGTACCATTCTGTATCTCCTCCCACCTTGAATGGGCGGAACTCTCCGTCAGGTTCAAACTGCGATGAGAGGATAGCATAATGGAGTACTTCATGAAGGAGGGAGTTCCAGCCGTACCGAAGTGTTACGTATTCCTTGAAGTCCCTGAGCATATAGTCTTCTACCAAGAGAACGCTTGCTGTAGGGTCGTTTACGATACGCTCAATATCTTCTGCGTGTCGAATAACCTTGCGCATAATATCTTGAAAATATCTCCGATTCACCTCATCCTCTTGTTTGAGCTTTGGGTAATCCTTGAGCTTCTCAAGATATTCTTTCTTCTTTGCCTTTACGAGACTATCATCATAAGGAACTGCATCCCTAATCATCTCAAGAATCTTGAAGAACTTTTCCCCACGACCCTTCTTATCAAGGAGTCTGACGATTTCAAATTCAGAAGGTACTTGAGTAATCTCACAGATACGTCTGTCGCTAAGCCACGCTTTAAGGACATACAGAGACAACTCATCATCTGCCAAGGTAGGCTCTTCGTTGGGCTTGTTGATATGGACTTGGATACGAGAAGAACCATCAGCTGAGAAGCCTGATAGAGAGTAGCGAGTTGGGTTATCAATGACATGACTGAAACACATCATCTCCTTAAACTCAACGTCAGGGGTGAGCGTCAAGTCCTTAGAGGCGATACTCTTGTCAAGCACTCCCTTGAACATAGGTATAGTCCAGCGGTAGTAGAAGAGTAGAAATGGTCTCACGTCACCGACAAGTTCATCAACACTTTTAAGATTGACGAGGTTTGTCTTCTTTATCTCGTCCACGAAGATATTCCACATCATATTCATCATATCAGATGCGATAGTCCTGATGTTATCAGGATTCACCTCAGTGTTGAGGTAGCGCATAATCTGATTGGGGTACTGATTGTTGTCAATGAAGCGCACATACTTCTGAAAAGGGATGCTGTACGCTTTTGACATGTCTAAGATGTGGTCAGTATTCATATCGTTATAATGTTGTGTTGGGTACGTTCTTAGTCTACGATGTCATAGACTTCGTTCCATATATAGTCTCCGTTGTCGTTCATGAGCGTCATAGAGAAGGACTTACCAAACCCTTCGGGGATTTGCATGAAGTGCTTGATGACTCGTCCGTCATTCCCCTTGATTTCTAAGATTCCATTGGAATGGAGCGTGATAGGTGAGTAGCCATACTTGAAGTCAAGCACGAGAGGCTCGGAGAGCTTGATGATTTGTGCGCTAAGCCCGCCAAGGAAGTCGAAGTCTTCGTTTGCGTTGTAGTTCTCATCACGGAAGGAGAGCGTGTAGTAGAGGTCATACTTCCCCTTGAAGCGGAGACCCGTTCGGTACGAGCCACTATCAGGGTCTAAGAGGGTTGTATTATCAAGGACAAGCCCTTCACGTCCTTTGCGGTCTTCTGCGTCACAGATAACCATTTGATTGTACACGTGGCGGTGTGCGTCCATAAGAGCTATACGCTCCTTGGAGACTTGCTTGTCAAACTTGAGGTAGTTCCCGATGACCTTTTTAGGGGCTTGAAAGTACATTCGGTCGTCAATGAGCTTTTCAAGTGACTTATAATGCTCGTATAGAGCCTCCATGATTTCCACACGTTCCATTTTTACTATAAGTTTATTCGTTTAGGTGGGCTTTGTTGTTCTCCCACACCACAAAGGTAGGAAGACTTTTCCGTTCTACCAAATCTTAGATGAAGTTTTTCTTTACTCTTCTTCCCAATCCTTTTCGCAGGGAAGCCCCGTGCGGTATGGAGCGCAGAAGCGGATTTCAGTTCCGTCAGGCAAGACGCTATTGACTTCGTGGTAGAGGTTGCAGATGCTCTCGTAGTCGTTCTTGTCAGACTTGTGGATAGCCAGCACGCTATAGGAGTATCCATCGTATTCATCAGTTAGTACCACATTGATGCCGTGCTCGTAGTTCACAGCCATAGGCTCTAACTGCATTGCTTCTCTGAGAACGAAGAGGAGTGCTTCTGATACATTTGCGAAGCGTTCGTGAACCTTAGATACGGAAGCGAAGCATTGCACTTCGTTCTCTGTATAAGACACTTCAAATGTCACGTCTGAGACTTGGATGTTCTGTTTAGTTTCCATCGCTGGTTGCTTTTAGTTTAGTTTGCGGTGAGAGGGGACTTCCTTTCTGCCCCTCTCACATTACAAAGATAAGGAGAGTTTTTTACTCCACCAAATCTTTTGGTACAAACTTCGTGATATTGTGCTTCCACACGACATAATTACCACTTGCGACAAGTGCTAGGTAGTACTTCTCTGCCTTCTCTCCCTTGTTAAATCGTAGCTTAATGTTCACGGCACGCCCCTTGCTCTCTATCAGGTCAAAGCTACCGAAGGCACTTAACCTGATAACATCGTGGATGCGTGCAGGGTCAAAGTTATAAGTATATCCGTAGAACTCTTCCTTGTAGACACCCATCAAGTCAAGCTCTGACCCATTGGACATAAACTCTTCATCCAGGAGCATCAGCGAGTACTCAATGCCGAACTTATCGTAGAAGATGATGGAGCTTACGCCATCATCAGATTGATGTACAATACGTACCTTGAGGTTCTTGAAGATAGTCTGATTTGAGGCTATGATACCACCCATCCGATTGGAGATAGCAATAATAGCCTCGTAGTATCCCTTATTCTGCCTCTTGATGTCGTCTGCTTCTCCATCATAAAGGAGCTTTGTAGCAGGAGATATTTCCTTAATGAGGAGCTTTGTCCATTCTTCGTAGAGTCTGTCGTACTCTTTCCTGAGAGCTTTCAGCTCCTTTACGTACTTCTTCTCAAACATGATTGTGATGTTACTTATCTTTTAGTTCAACTTTTTCTCTAAACACGACATACCCACCTTCTACGACAAGAGCGATGAAGAAATGACGCTTGGGTAATTCTTCATGCCAACCAATGGAAATGCTTATGCTGTCTCCTCTATCATCAGCAACAAGGAACGAAGACTTGTCAATAACCCTTATCGCACTTTTATCTGAACGCTCGTCAAAGTCATATCTATTGCCAATGAATCCCGCCACTATGTCGTCAGTTATCCTTATGCTTGGATAACACAGCTCCATATTTGAGTCCATTATAAGGAGGGAGTACTTGATGCCGAACTCATCTTCAAATGAGAGTACATCTACTCCACTGCTATGCCTTAATAGGTTGCATCCACGAAGACCAACGAACGACTTTCTGTTCACCGCAATGATACGTCCCATCTTCTTTCGTATAGCCTCATAGCTCTCGGATAGGTCGTTGTACTCTTTATTGTGCTTCTTGTAGTCACCTGAGTAGTACTCTTCCTCGCTTGATGCTGTGGAATCCCTTAGTGCCTTAGCCCTCTTTGAACTAATGGTCTCAAGCTCTTTCTTGAGAGCTCTCAGTTCCTTGATATATTTCTTATCTAACATAGTCTCATACATTATTGGAGTTTCATATCGTACAGCAAAAGTAATCATTCAATTCCACTCTACCAAATCAGAACAAAAGAAGAGACCGCCAGCGCACACGAAGTACACCAGCGGTCTCGACCAACTTAACAACAATTCAGACCATGTTAGTCCTTTGGCTTGAATAAGCAGTAGCACAGAGCGGCTACCACAATGGAAATGCCTCCAATGCCGTATAACTTCAGTCCCATAGCACTATCCCCTGAGCGGAAATAAAGCGAACCAAAATGGAACAGAAAAGCAACAGCGATGAAAACGATGAATACCATCAGGTAGAGGAGTGCATATACTTCATGCTTCTTCATACTCTTACTCTTGTCTTGCAAGCTCCAAGAGGAGCGTCTGCACCTCCTTCGTTAGTGTATCCACCTTGTAGGTGATAGAGTCATTCACTGCACTCAGAGAGTCCACCTTATGGATGAGTTCTGAGTTCGCTTTGGTGAGAGCCTTTACGGAACGCTCGTTTTTGTAGTTCACTACGGGTATCCACAGCCCCGATACGAGGAAGAAGATGACCCCGATGGTCATTACGAGTGCGAGAGGTCTTAGTGCCTTGTATTCGCTATCTAATAGATGATATGTGAATGTCATACCTACTTATCTCTATGTATATCCTTCAGAAGGGAGTTCTCCATACGCAGTGAGTCGTTTTCCTTCTGTAGCTTTTCGTTCCTACGCTTGATAGAGTCTACTTCTTCAAGAGACCAATCTACGATACGAACCTTGCGCTCAAAATCCTCTCGTGAGTATACGTCCTTCTTGACAATGTCAAATGCGTTGCCTATGAAGAAGTATGACCCTACCGCCATAATTACAGCGAATAAGATTATCGCTGTGGAAGACCCAAAAGTCTTAATCCATTCCTTAAACTTCATATTGTATTATAGAGCTTTAATCTTCGTCATCTACATCTACTTCTTCAGGAGTGTTGTTGATGAGGATATTCACTCGGTCATTCGCCTGCATCATAAGACCGAAGCAGGGTATGCCAAGCTGTTCTGCGAGCCTCAGGAACGCTCTAACGATGATGAGCGATGCCACAGACCAGCTTCGGGTCTTAGCTTCGTAGCAAGCGTTTGTGACCAGCTCTAATAAGTAGTCATCCATACTATCCGTTTCATGGTTGAAGTTTCGCTTACAAACTACATTATCAATGTACTTATAGTCCTTTTCTTCAACCACCTCACCCTCCTTCTTCAGATGACCACGGAGCATTAGGAAGCTACCGATTATAAGAGTCGTCCAAGTGTCAATGGAGTTGAAGTTAAACTTATCGTAGAACCCGATGAAGTCATCGTCACTTGATGAGAGCATCGTTCTAAGAGCGTCTTCATAGCCCATCTTTAGGTTACTCCCTTTACTCTTTACGAACTCACCAAACTTATCATATGATTCCTTAGCGTTAGTGTGGTTTTCATACATGATGGAGAAGCTGGCAATACTTCGGAGTGCCATCAACGCATTAACGTCAAACACGTCAATACCGACTTCCTTGGCTACGTACTCTTCACGTTCGCAGACGTATTCAGCGAGTTCCTCAATACGAGAGAAAGGAGAAGAAGAGTTTACGTCTTCAAATGCGCTGTACTTGTTGGGGGTGATATTCATATCGTTCTTTATCTTTTAGAGTTGGAAATGTTATTTTCTTGTCTCATCAACAAAAGTAGAAAGAGTTTTTCAATCCACCAAATGCTGATGAGGTTTTTTGATTAGTTGTTCCGTTCAAGGTCGGGAACTTCGATTGCCCATAAGATTCTGTCGTCTCCATCTCTGAGGACGAGCTTGAGTGGGCTGTAGTCTGTACGACTCGTGACAAACGGAATGCAGACGTAGCTCAAATCACTATCTTCAATCCTGAGATTAAAGTATATCTTACCATCAACAAGATGAACGCTGACTGACATCCTATTCCTTTCCCAACCTACCTTTGACATATTATCAAAGGAAAGATATGAACCCGCTATTTCAGGGACTTTGTACTCCTTGCGGTCGATGCAGAAACCAATCAACTCTCCATACTCACGTTCCTTCATTATCTGCTTTGCGTGCACCGACTCCAACCCGAGGGTGTATTTGAGACCATACTTATCAGTGAAGTGGACTCCTCCCATAGTGAAAGGACTCGTTTCATCTACGCAGTCAACTCTCGCCATCTTAATCTCATCAGCTTCAGATGCTATGACATATCGGAGTTGTTTTCGGGTGGCTTCAAGGAGACCATTAAGGCACTCGTGTTTCTTGGAAAGAATGTTCACAATGTCATTCTTCAACGGATATAGGCGATTGAGTTAGCTATTCACATTGTCAATCTTAGACTGAATAGCATCCCGCTCTTCCACGAGACGCTCAATGCGTTCTTTAAGTTTCTCGTTCATTTCAGTTTCTGATTATTCGTTTTCACTTCCGTAGTGCTTGATTAGCCACATGCTACCGATGAGACCGCTTACTCTCCACGCATTGTAGTCAAAGTTCCCATCTGTCTCGTCTGTGATGCGAGCAAGCACAAGGATCATATCATCATCATTCCAATCCTTGTTGTGGACATGCCAAGGAATGAAGATGGGGTGTCCGTTATTAGGTCTGAGACGAATGCCTTGGTCTTTAACGACCTCAACAGACTTAGACAAGTCATTCCCGTCAAAGTCAAAGAGGAGACCATCAAAGTCACTCTCCTTGAGAACACTCAGGTTGAGATAGCTCAACCCTTCGCAATATGGGTCTTGGAATGAGCGAAGGACTACCTTGTTCCCATCCTTATCCTCAAAGTAGAAGCCATGACCTTCAGTATCTTCAAGGAAGCCTACCATAGACATATCCTTGAAGGTAACTCCACCGAGGTATGGTTTTAAGGATATGATACGTCTCCTGATGAACTTAAGTAGACTTTCGGTGTATTCCAGCTCTTCTTTGTCAATCTCCTTGAAGTCACTATCAGGCTCATCCTTTATACGCTCTTTAAGCACTTCAATTCGTGAGACAAGCTCTTTCTCTTTGATGAGTACCTCGTTTATTCTTTCTTCATTCATAATGCTTAGGTTGGCATTCTGTTATATCAATGTCTCCTAAAGCTCCAAGCTCATAGCTGTAGAAGCAAAGAGACAAGTTATCGGAGTAGTACCCATTGTTTGATGAGTATCCAGGGACGAAGATGGGATGGTAGTCCTTTGGTAGGAGTCTGATACCACTACCCTCTACTCGTTCAATGCTTCGTGACAAGTCCACAATGTCAAAATCAAAGTGAACGTCAAAGAAGTCTTCCTTTTCAAAGCCACTGATGTCAAGATAATGTGATTCACAACAATCTCTTTCGTGGTCAGAGCAGAGGATATACGTATTGTCAAAGTCATCTTCAAGACGGAATCCCGTACTACCATCGCTATCTTCGTAGAAGTCTACTACTCTGAGATTTCTAACCAAGATGGAAGTCGTTATGGGGACTCCATAATACTCGGCTTTACGTACAAGCGTGCGGGTGAGTCTAATTGAATTGCTATACTCGCACTTCAGGATGTCCCTAAAGCTGGAGTCCATTTCATTCGTGATAGAAGTGTAGAGGTCATCTACTCTTCTACCCATGAACTCTACATAGCGCACGAGCTTGTTCTTTTCTTCTCCGCTTATCATAACCATACTAATGTTTGTGGTTAGTACTCAGGCTGGCACTCCGTCACGTCAATCTGACAATACACATCATCATCGCCATAACGGGAAAAGACGAGTGTAATATCATCTGAGTAGAAACCATTGTTGCATGAATATCCAGGAATGAAGATAGGATGACCATTGTTCGGCTTGAGGCGGATGCCACTCCCCTCAACACGTTCTATGGAGTTGGAGAGGTCTTCCGTGTCAAAGTCAAAGAGGAGACCTTCATACTCAGACAACTCAAGGCTGTCAAAAGCAAGGTAGTGAACTTCACAACAATCGGATATGTGACTAGAATAGAGGCGATAATCAACGCCATTCTCATCCTCGAGATATAATCCGTTTATCTCAACTTCGGTGTTGTAAAACCCTACTACCTTGAGGTTCTTGATAATGTTATCCATAATCTTATTCTGTTTCTTCTGCTACTACTTGTAGGCACTCGGTGATGTCTAAGCTACCCACCTTGTAGCCAAATTGGTCTTTCAGAACGAGGATGGTCTTGTCACTATACCATCCGCTACCATTACGACATGGGATGAATACGGGATGTCCGTTGTCAGGTTTCAGTCGGATGCCACTCCCTTCAACTCGTTCAATGGTAGCACACAAATCGTCAAAGCTGAACGTGAATGTCATTCCGTCAAACTCGGAAATATCCAAGTCAGAGACATCCATCTTATCCACTCCGAAACCGACCGTTGATGTCTCTACGGATTCAAGAGTTAAGATGATGCCATTGTTATTCTTGAATGCGATTACATCCCCGTTGTCGTCAGAGTACATAGTCGTAACACGTAGATTACCTACCATACGATTTTTCATCATCTCTGAAACGCTGATTTGGAATTTCACGAGGGAGATACTTTCATCTAATTGCTCAATCTCCTTGCTGGCTACAGCACGAGCACGTACACTGCTCTCGTGATTGGTCATCACCTTGCTCAGCTCAGCCTTTCTCTTGACGAGCCGTTGGTATGTACCGATGGATGACTTACTCTGTCCCATAGTTGGTACTACTTAAGCGTGAAGATAGTAATTCCATCCTCGGTCTCTTCTACCGAAGCCACTTCAAACCCACTGAGGAAGTCAGACATTACACCGAGAAGGCTATCCTTAGGTGCTTCTTCGTACTGCTTCTTGAGATGCTCCTTAGCCTTCTCAGCCTTATACTCTTCCTTGAGAGCTTCAAAGCGAGAGCTGATTTCTTCGGACTTAGCTTCGTGATACTCCAGCTCTCTCTTGAGAGCCTTATAAAGGACACGAGAGAGACGACTGACGGGAGGATACTCTACCTTGCCCGTCATGATGTTTTTGTAGGGCTTGTGGCGTGCTGTGGAGATAGCCAGCTCTTCTCTCAGTTCGTTGAGGTGTTCAGCTTCAGCAGAGAGCTGTTCGATGTCGTTCTTTAGCTGTAAAGCCTTTTCCTTGATGGTTGCCATAATTGGATTCTCTTTTAGTTGTTCTTTAGTTCAGTTTGCTGTGGAGGTTCTTTTGTTTCCATCTCACACTACAAAGGTAGGAAGAGTTTTTCGTTCTACCAAATCCAAACAAAAGAAGTCGGAAAGTTTTTTTAGCTCTCCGACTTCTCTGTCTTTCATTCAAGTTCTTTCCTGACCTGCTTCATCAAGTCGTAGACCTCGGTCATCTTCTTTTGCAGGGACGCTCCTCCACTATACACGTCAGAGAAGACCACATGCAAATCTTCTATCGTTGCGTCCTTGAAGTCCTCCATCCGCTTGAAGTTCTCAATGGCTATCTCAAGCATCTTGGAGAACTCAGCATCAAGATTACCGAACGCTTCTTTCAGCTTCTCCATGTCTACTTCTCCTTACGAGTGTACGTTCCTTCCTTCAGTTCTACGTACTCACCTTCAACCACAGAGAAGTATGTAGCCTTATTCACACGGATGGTGTGGTGCATGCCCCTATCACCATCTTTACTATTCTCACGAAGGTGGATAAGGAATGCGGTAGAGCCATCAGCTTCCTGACGGATTTGTTTTCCGTCTACATATCCTGATTCGCTACGGCACGAAGCAAGACTGATTACGAGGAGCAGGCTCAAGCCCGCCTTTACGATTGATGAATGTTTCATCTTAGAAAATGAATTTTAGTTGCACATACATTAGGATGTAGAATAGCACAGACACCGCCTGACTACAGAAGAACGTGACGAGTGAGATGCGTCTTACGTCCTTGTCTTTCAGTCCGTGGTAGAGGCTCTCAAAGGAATGCTTCATCGCTACAATGTAGACGGAGATAGCGATTCCGATGATTATATACTTCCAAGGGTTATCTGCGTCCAATCTGAATGGGACGAGGGAGAGGGCTATTAGCAGTATCCAGCGAGAAGCAATGAAGGCGTTAATGCGGTCTTCTACGACAGAATACTTCTCTTCGTTGCCCTGCGCCTTCGCCTGCTTTAGCGTTCTGAATAGGTGCGATAGATAGGTCATTCGTTTATTTTAGTATCTGACCTATATTTAGCCGAACACCTTACCCAAGTGATAGACAAGACCGAGGCTGTACGTGGCATACAAGCATAAGAACATAATCGGAATGACCGATATGAAAGCTCCCACGAGTATATCATTTGATGCTAACATTCGTACCCTTTGGTCTTTGTAGTACTTGTTGCAATAGACGAGAAAAGCTATGCTAAAACCAAATCCAAGTGCAAGGAGGAGTAGCGTCACCGAGAACAAGATTAGGCTTAGTACGGGCTTCGTCATAAGTGTATCACAACATCCGACAAGTGGAAATCCCGTTATATAAGCCCATAAGACTAAGCCGAGAAAGAATGGAGGCTCAGTGGCAATCCTGCTTCCATACTCATCGTGCGGATGAAGAACCTCATCTCTGATGTGTTCGTCAAAGAGTTGACGTAGGTAAAAATCCATGTAAATCAATGATTTATATAGTCTTCACTTCTTGCTTCAACCTACCACTACTTTTTAGTACATTGCATTCCTGCAATCAGTCATCCATAGGAGGGCAGTCCACAAGCGTAAATTCGGTAGTACGGCTACCTACTGATTTCTATTGAGCTTCTCTGAGCATTCGCTGCCCTTCAAGCAGAATGCTCTTTGAGGCATTTAAGTCTCTATCGTGATATTCACCGCATTCAGGACAAGTCCAAAGCCTATCACTGAGTTTCAAGTCTTTGTGCTTGTAACCACAGCATGAACAAGTCTTTGAACTCGGATAAAATCTATCAACAAGTATAACTTGTTTGTCGTTCGCAAGAGCTTTGCTCTGCAAGATAGACTTGAAACGATAAAATCCAACCTCTTGGATTGCTTTAGCGAGATTGTGGTTTCTAAGCATTCCTTTGACGTTCAAGTCTTCCATAAACACCACATCGTAGGACTTGAGGATTTCATTCACCACGGAGTGGATGTAGTTCTCCTTCTTGTTCGTCAGACGTTCATATGCCTTGGCAAGTCTAACCCTCTGCTTGTTGCGGTTATTCGACCCCTTAATCTTATGGTCTAATTGACGCTGGAGTTTAGAAATCTTCTTCTCCTCCCTCTTGAAGAAATGTTTGTTCTCAAACACCTCCACATCCGAGGTGATGACGAAGTCCTTCACTCCAAGGTCAAGACCAACCTGCTTGTTAGTCTTATTGAACTTCACAAGCTCGCTTTCAGGAATGTCAACAAGAATTGATAAGAAGAAATTCCCACCCTTGGTTTTCGAGAGGGTTGCACTCCTTATGTTGTCCTTGTATTTCTGCAAGCGTCTGTGGTATAGCTCAGAACAGCGGAACTTGATGTTCTGAAGAGATGTAATCAGTTTTATATGCTTTGTCTCAAACGTGTTCCGTGTTGAAATAGCATTACGAGGGGACAATGCTGACTGCTTGTCTTTCTTTGACTTAAACCTTGGGAAGCCGTTCTTCTGTTTGAAGAACCTTTGGTAGGCATCATCCATTTGCCTGATGGCTTGAGCCATTACCTGCGTATTCTGCTCTTTTAGCCAAGCATATTGTTCATCAGTTCGCAGTGTTCCATAAAACCACTTGGACAAATCCTTTAACTTTAGACTCGTCTTGTCTGTTTCATAGGCACTCTGTCTTTTAGCAAGCATTTGATTATACACGAAACGATAAGCTCCAAGAACCTTATTGAGTTCTTGTTCCTGCACCTTGTTTGGATACAATCTTACTTTGATTGCTCGTAACATATTTGTTCTTACTTTATACGAAGGTAATCGCAGACCACATCAACTCGGTCTTCCTCTGCGGCACGCTTCGCTTCTTCAAGGCTGTTTCGTGTTGCTACGAAAATCTCTTCGCAGCGCTTGTGATGTCTGTGGTTGTCTGTACGTACGACTTCATACTTCTCGTTGCCATCTTCAAAGATAATCTCGTCTATAACGTAGAAGAGCTTAGCTCCAGCGAGAACATAGTAACGCTCAAATATGATTTTATACTCATTCCCGTATTGGTCATCAGCGGTAGCCTCTTCCCACTGAATAGGGTGTTCCTTCACCCACTGCTCAATGACTTCACGAGTTAATGCTATTTGTTCCATATCTTAAATGAATAACTTAATAATGCACCCCAAGTGTGCGTAGATGCCGAACACGAAGAACGCCAACCAAAAGAGAGAATAGAGGACTACATTGCTCATCATTCCGCTCACTACGATTGAATACTTCTTCTCCCCAATCTTCTTGTAAGCCTTACGGATGGCGAACACACGCCACCAAGATATTCCGAGTAGGACAAGACTGATAGTGGTCAAGACGAGGTAGATAACAAACGGAGGGCAGATGCAACTCGCAAGTGCTATCCACGTTGCAGGACAGAGAGTCCAAGACACGGGGAGGGCAGAGTCATCGTCAGCTTGATACTCAAGCATATAGCCATCATAGCCCTTATAGCACTCCTCAAAGTACTTCTTGTAGTCCATAGCTAACCGATTATACTTTTGATGTAATCCCACTTAAAGAATAGAGCTACAAAGAATGGGATGCTTAGGAGGAGGTGTATTGCGTATATCGTAAGCAAGAGCCTTGTCAAGCTAAACACCTTGTAGTACACAAGCTCCACCAGCATCGTTGTTAAGTAGATGAAGAATGAAACGAACGCTACAACTCCAACGAGTACTAAGAGAAACTCAATGAGACCTGAGAAGAGGAATGATGTTGCCATTGCTAATGTAGCAACTATCAATGGCTTGTGGAAGTTTTCAAGGAGAGACATATAGGTCTCGTCTTTGATGCTCCCGTTGTAGATTACATCTCTCAGGATGTGCTCGAAGTTTTTTCTGTACATAGGGGGTGTAGCGTTCGCTCAAAACTATCGGATGAAAAAGAACCAATAGATATAATCTGATTGGTATGCGAGGAGGGCGAGAGGGAATATCAAGAAGAATGTATGTACCAATGATAAGAATATCACCCAGCCAAAAACGTAATGGTTCGCCTTGTATATTTTGGCTTGGATAATAAGAGTGAATATCATTGACACGGCTATTAGCACGAAGACGGCTGATGCTACACCGAAGAGTATCCCTACAACTTCCGTAAAAAGGAGTGAGATAACTCCGAGGACAAATGAGAGGAAGGTGAAAGTTCCAATCGTGAAGTGGATTTCTCCAGCACCTCTTCTATCAAATTCAGCGTCAGTATAGCCCTCTATGATGCACAAGAACATCGCCTAATCAAATGCCAATTCTTCGTCTCGGTAGTTGATGTCGTCACGGATGTCTGCCGTGATGACCATTCCATTCCTGAGCTTCGTGTACTTGTCGTAGTCTACTACGATTCGGTAGACACGCTGTCCGTCAAAGAAGTGGATGATGTAGATAGTCTTGACATCAATCTTCATTTCCGTCTTACCAGCGACAACACCCTTATGGATGTACTGATTAGTTTCAATGACGGGTTCGTCATTCTTGTTCGTGCAACTTGCTGTTGCGAGGGTCAGTCCTCCGATAAGGAGGACTGCCTTCAGGATGCTCTTAAACTTCATAGTTGTAGAAGAGATTAGAGTATGGTTACTTGTCGCCTTCAGCGAAATTCTGCCCATTGCTGATGTCGCCATAGGCAATCATGCCTACCTTGAAGTAGTCGTACTTCTCCTTGTTCACGATGATGCGGTATGTCTTACGACCATCAAAGAAGTGTACATAATACACGGGCGTATCACCAGCCATTGCGATTGTCTTGTCTACAACGTAACCATTACGCACATAGCGGTTTTCAGCATTTGGCTCTTCGCTGTTCGTACAGCTTGCTGTTGCGAAGGACAGACCTGCGAAGAGGAACATAGCCTTCAGGAGATTAAGCGTCTTCATAATCTTTCTTTGTTGTTTAGTTGGTTAGTATGTCTTAGTTGATAGCTTCGAAGGCTTCGTAGTCTGCTTCGGGGATGTAGGTATCACCGACATATTCATATCGGGTATCAAAGTCCCCAACGCTACCGATGACGGCTTGGTCATAGATGTCTTTGATGACCATGATGAGGTGAGCCTTGTTGCCTGCGAGGTACACAACGATATACTTCGCCATCTTGGGGTCATCGTTGTGGAGGTAGAACTTGTTTACGATGACACCCGTCTTCATGTGAGCGGGAATCGTGTAGGTAGGTTCTTCCGTGTGGTTGTTACAGCTCGTGAGTGAGGTGGCTGTAAATGAGACGAAACCTGCGAAGAGGAGGGTCTTGAGGAGATTCATTGTCTTCATAATAGTTCTTAGTTGAATTAGTTGTTAGTTATTAAGATGATTTTTTACTTTGTTAGTCTTCGTATAGATGGTCGAGGTCGTCATCGTCATCGTCAGTACTATTGTTGCTCAGATAGTTTCTGAAGCTGAGGTAGGCGAGTGCCAAGACCAGGATGGTGAGAATTAGTTCCATATCGCTTTGAGTTGTTATTGTTCTCTTATCTCACTACAAAGGTATGAAACATTTTTCATTCCACCAAATTTTTTGAAGATTTCTTTTTCTTATAGCTTGGTGATGATTTCTGCTTCTTGGATAAGACTGAGGAGAACACCAAATTTAGCACCTTGGTAGCCCGTGAAGCGGAGAGCGGTTTGAGTGTCACCACTGATGAGGCTACCCTCAATCATGTCTTTATAGTTTCCTACGCAGAGCAGTCCTTGCTCAATGTCGTTCAGCTTCTTTAACAGACGCTCGGATTTACTCTTTTCCATTTCTGTTTCCTATTTCAGTTTAGTTTGCCGTGGAGGTCTTTATTTCCCTCTCACACTACAAAGGTAAGAAGAGTTTTTTATTCCACCAAATTTTTTAGCCACTCATCAAAAATTCTTTGCGCCACTTGTGCCATCATAACGGGCGGAACGCACATCCCACACACGTAGTGTGGCGGTTTTCCGCAGAAATCATAGTCCTGAGGGAACGTAGAAATCTTGCAGACTTCCGATTGACTGAGGAACAAAGGTTTGCTGAAATGGATGACCGAAGCCTTGTTTGCCATCAGCGTAGGAGCTACTTCATTCTCGTAGGCATATACCCGTCCAAAGTTTACACGCTTCTTGTATAGACGCTCACTCGCATTGCGTTGCGTCCTATCTCCGAAGATACGCTTCTCCCATAGCATACGCATAGAAGGGCTTGTAATCTCGTCTCCTTGGTAGTCGGCTACCTCACCGAAGAGAATAGGCTCTTCATTGAATGTGAGGTCAAGTGTAGGCTCTTCGTCAAAGAGAGAGGTGCTTTGCAAGAATGGCTGAGCCAAGTCCTCTCTGATGGCGACAAAGAACACACGCTCACGCTTCTGAGGAACACCCATCGTCTCTGAGTTGAGGACGTAATGCTTAGAGTAGTATCCAGCACGCTTGAAGGACTTATGTATCTCAATGGTATATTCCATTGCATTAGCAATAAGAATACCCTTAACATTCTCTGCTACCACCACCTTAGGCTTCAGCTTCTCTGCAAGGTCAATGAAGTCAAAGAAGAGCGTATCAAGAACCTGCTCCTGCTGACCTTCCCTGAAATGCCTTTTAACACCCCAGGACTTCTCCCTATCACCCGTCATTGTAAACGTAGAACAAGGAGGAGAGCCGTCAAGGATGTCAAGGTTATAAAGCTCTTCGGGGAGGTCGTCTCGTAGCTTGAAGGTCTGTATCCCCTCTTCGTATGCATACTTAGGATTGTGGTTCTTCTTGTATATCTCCATCATACGATGGTCAATATCAAGACATCCGATGACATCAAAACCAGCGAGCTTGTAGCCCATAGTAGAACCCCCTCCACAAGAGAAGCAGGAGAAGACCTTTCCCCTGCTTCCCGTGAAGTTGGCATCTTTAAGATTCCAGATGTAATTGAATTTCATTCGTAGATGAAATGTATACTTGTAGAGTTCGGTTAGATGATACCAATACGGAGAAGTGTATCCTTGAGGACTTCTCCTTCCTGCATTTCAATCCAACGCTCACCTTCAATGGCATTACCCTTGTCAAGCCACTTCTCCCAATTATCCATCTGAACCTTGATGAACTCAGGAGTGTTGCCTCGTCTCGTGTAGCGTTCTCGGTAGAGTTCTTTGTCAGCTACATTAGGGACGATAGTACATACGTTCGTATTGTCTCCTGCAAGCATACTCAGGATACGCTCACGGATTTCCTTGTGGCAGGACACAAGTACGATGTATCCGTTCTTGTGGTAGTGGATAGCGCACTTAGCGTAACGTTCCCAATCCTTTTCAAAGGGGGTAGACTCCAAGTCCATTATACCTACATAACCTTTCGCCAGCGTGCTCTTGCCAACGCCTGCATAACCGCAAATAATCATTTCTTTTCTTGTTATATGGTTTATATTCTAAAGGCTATCAAGGTAGCCGATTAGTTCATCTCTTCCGTTGATGCGGGTGTATTCACCTCGTTCTATCTGAGCAATCGCTTCGTCAATCTCGGCAAGCTCTTCTTCTGTGAAATCTTCGTGTCTCATCTTCTTTGTTGTTTGTCTTACTACGCAAAGGTATAGCTAAAACTTGGACTGACCAAATCTCGCCTATTCCTTATCCTCGTATTCTTTCAACTTCTCCTTCATCGCCTCGTTATACTCTTTCACTTGCTGGATGGTCTCATATTGTCGGTTCAGGATTTCAATAATGTCCTTGAGTTCGTCATTGTATCCAGGTTGTATGTAGTTATAAGCCTCGTAAACGAGCGACATTATATCACCATTATCGTTGATGATACTTTGTATTCTTAGGGTGGCGTTGTCGTTAAGGTTGTTGAGAACAACGGATTCATTCGTTTTCATTTCTTGTCTTAGTTAAGAACGGCTCAGAAGAGTATTGTTTCTACCGAGCCGTTCGATTGTTAGAGTTGTGAAGGTCTAAAGGTAATCCTTAATCCCGAGTGGCTCGCCATACGCTTGATATTGCTTACGCATAAGCTCCTCGAACTTGGCTTTATACTCAAAGAGGTTACGTAGCTCTTGTGCGAACTCAATGGCAGTGCCCATAGTCCTAAAGGTCATCCTCAGAGGGATTTTGTAATCCTTGAACTTCACTTCGTACACGCCATCGTCCATTATTTTCTCTACATAGAGTTCAGGTGAGGTAAGGAAGTGGTATGTGTTATCCAAGTATCGCTTGGCTAATAAGAACAGATACCGCATAGCATCATGCTCATTTTTGTGTTTGGTGAGTTCTACTAAACTCGCATCCTTCAAGTCGGGTATTGAATGATGACCAACAACATCGTGCCCTAAGAAGAGGAGGTTTATGCAAAACGAAGCATTAGACACGACCTTACCTTCCTTGTCAAGGAAGTCTATTGATGCTTGTGGTTTTCCATCCAAAAGCCACTTTGTGTACTTTGGCAGGGGTAATTGCCGTGGTTCATCATTGTCAATCTTGTATAGGACTGAGTATTGGAAGATGAAGTTATACTCATCACGAGCCAACTCAGCAATCTCAGCGGAGTCAAACCAAGCGATATTTCTCCCTTTGATTCCTGTAGTCAGAAGTTGGTATCGCATAGACGCACCACCATCTATTGGAGGAGCTATCATAGCGTAATGTGCGGCAACCTTCTCGGGGAAGTCCTTGCAGAAGTATGCGACAGCGACCATCGCCTTCTGAACCACATTCTCAAGAGAGTTTGAGATGTATTCTCTCCTTCTATCCTTATTCTCGTCAATGACAACATCAATCTTGTAGCGTCTCTCTCCATCCTTGATGAAGCTATACCCATCAACATAGACTTCCTTCCCCGTCTCCGTGGGAGTTGTAATGTTGAAGATATGGGTTAGGTCATGTCGTTCTGAGGTTAATTTCACGTAGTTGTCACCTTGGACGCATTCGTCACAACTGCCCATCTTCTCGTCTTTCATACTCATTTCTTGTTATGTTTGTGGTTTACTTATTGTAGATTCTTTTTCCTATGAGCCTTTACGCACTTCTCTCCGCATCTCTTCCTGATAGCCTTGTCAAGGTCAAAGGCGAATTGCACTGCGTTGTTCTTGTACAGATAGCTGATACGGAACTTGAGGTCTATTCCGCTTAGCTTGACTTCGTACCTGCCCGTCTCGTGGTTCTTATCCACGTATACCATAGGAGGTGTAACGAAGAAAGCATCATTCAAGATGAGGTTCTTCACGTGGGATGCGAACTTGCGGTACGCCCTCTTGTGAGAGTGCAGGATGCTTACGTATTTTGCTTCATCTGCATAGTATCTTCCGTTATATCCGTAATGGACAACATGAAACTAACGAAAATGAATGTTATACCTAAGCTCTGCATCAAGGATGTAGTTCCCATCAGGACGTAGGACTTCAACAGAAGCGAACCTATAGTCAAGATAGCATTCATTGTCCACACGTGGTATAGGGAGGTAGTCTCTCTTAGCGTACGAGTCTCCTTCACTGAAGTGACGGATATAAGCCAAGATGAAGTTGTATACATTGACCATAACCTCTGCTTCGTAGCTATTGTAGACGACTGCTACCTCAGTCCCGTTGGTGTCGGATAGTACGTAAGCACCAACCTCGCCATCAAAATCAGATGACAAGGCGGTGATAGCCCTATTCACAAGGTAGTAGTTCTTCTTGCAATACTTCGCTATGGTAGACATAGCAACATCAAAGGTGTCATTGAAGTTGAACGTCTCAATCTCTTCCTCCTTGTTCTTGCTTGCAACAATGACTCGGCAGGAGATTTCGTTGTTCTCCAACTTATGCTCACCACGGATGGAGAGTGCGTTTCTTTCACGTATTGGAACGTGTATGGTAAACCTTTCCACCCATCCTGATGCAGAGACCTTTTCTCTGATGGGATTATCTGACATATGAAAATCAGTTTAGGTAAAGTGAAGGCAAGGGTACACCCCGAATGGAGTGTCCCTCGCTCTTGTGGTTTAGTTGGAGAACTTCTCCTTGAGCCTCTTGTAAAGCTCCTTGGCGAACTTCACAGCGTGCTCCTTCTCCTTGAATGAAGCCGTCTCAAATCCGACACCATTCACGATTACATTGTATTCATCGCAGCCACCATCTTCCATAACGGATATAGAGATTTCCCCGATGAGTGTATGGTGTACAGCAATCTTATTCGCTACTGCGAAGGCGAGTTCGATGATTGCCGTATTGACATTGTTGAATGGGATGACGTAATCTTCTTCACCTTCACTACTTGGATGGACAACGATATGGCAGTCATTGAGACCACGGACTCTTACGACATCATAGTCTGTCAGGCGATACACCCTCGTGTTTGAGCCTCCAACCTTGTTGTCCTTGTCATAAGCAATGTCATAGTAAGGCATCTTCTTCGGAGTGTTAGCGTACCTGCCAGCGTGGTTCGTATTCTTGAGATACTCCTGAATGAAGCGCAAAGCACCGAGAATTTGTTCAGCTTCGTAATGACTTCTTACACATGCAATGACAATGTCTGCTCCGTTGGTATTGATAGTGATGTAGTACGCTTTAAGTTCCTTTTCGTAGTTCATCTTGATTGGTGCATCAAGTTGAATGTCGGAGCGGTTCTTGGCGACTTCTTGGAAGAGCATATCCACAGCCGATTTAATCGCAATGTGGTATAGTCTGTGGTCATATGTCTGTCCTCCTACTACCACGTGGCAATCACTGAATGAATTCTCTTCATCCTTGTAGATTGAAATATCAATACCTCCCTTCTTGTTCCTGACGGGAATGTAGATATAAGCAATCTTTCCACTCAGGTGTTCGCAAGAGAAGTTTCCCCCAAAGATAGCTTCATCAGAGAAGTCTTCATCGGTGAGGAAGTCTTCATCAATCTCGGATTCCAAGGGTTCTTGGATGTTCTCTTCGTCAAGAGATACTTCTTTCTTTTCTTCGTTGTTCATAGCGTATGGCATATTAAATTTCTTATCAAGTTCTGAACAGATAGCCTGAGCGTGGCTGATGCTTTTTTCTCCATAGAAGTGTACAAGGTCGTAGTACTTCCCCGTCTTCTTATCCTTCATGAAGACCTTCTCCTCAAGCGTGCCTTCACCCACACTCATTGAAGCGAACAGCTCAGGTACGACCAAGTTCCGCTCTACCGCAACGTGAACGAATGTGTCTACTTCCTCAGCTATATTGCGCATTGTACTCTTTTCGTCTTCGTAGTCACAAGCGAGTTCCACTTCGTTCCCTACTACTTCACAGAACTCGTACCACGTATTGACCTCATCGTTTTCCATCAAGCGTCTCTCAAGAACCAAATTCTCAGGGAGGCTTGGGTAGATGTCGTTACGAACGTAGGCGAACTTTCTCGCACTTGCCTTCACACGGGGCTGGTATTTGTTGCAACACGGGAAGGTTACGTTGTAATCAGACTCCATGTATTCGCTCAGCTTGTACAACACACGATAGGCAAGGTAGTCATTGTACGTAGAGCAGATATTATACGAGACTTTGAAGTCGGTTCTGCCGTTCAAGGAGACTGAATAATACTCACAATAATCCTCAGCCAATAGGTATCCTGATTTCAGCCCTTCAAGCAAAGGATACACCTTGTCAGCCAAAGGCTTAATGAAATGGCTTATAGCAGCCTCCTCCGTATTGTGTTTGGTGCAGACACCTTCATCACCGAAGTTCTCCTTGTTCACGCATATCCAAGTACTCTTGTCAATCCTACGGACGTATGCAATAAGCTCTCCTGACGTAGGGTCAAAGAAGTTCGCTATCGTACATGTCGGAATGAGGCGCAAGAGACTATTGCTAAGTGGAGACCCATCAGGGTTCTTGATTAGCTCAATTTGCTTAGCAAACGCTTTGCTCTCCTTCTCTCCTAACAAGATGCTTCGGATTTCCATGTAGAGTTTGCTATAGAAGATAGTGGAGTCAGCGACACAATTCACGTCATCAAGATTGACGAATGTAGCTATATCTACTTCCTTGCCATCTACTTCTGCCACCACCTTAGACTCTAATAACTTTGTGCCAAGTGTCTTATCCTTTACACTAATCGTGCTAAAGTTGATACGTGGAGAGATAACGGAGCTAAGGCATTTCTCAACCAAAGCAGGGAAACCTTCGCTTTCGGCAACAACTGAAATGTTGTTCGTCTTGGATATGCTTTTTAGGATATACCTTGACCCTATTCGTGTGAAGTAGAAGGCAATACGATTGTCTTCATCAGGACAACGCACATACCCGTAGAATCCAAAAACACACCTGAGCTGTTCATCAAGAGGGAGACGTGTAAACCTCTCCTCTTTGGATGGAGGTAATGTTTCTTTCTCACCTTCAAAAGAAGGTGCTGTCTTTTTCACTATATCAATAGGAGGGAAAAGTACCACCTTCCCTTCAAATGGAGATTCTGTTTTAGGGTTTTCATCACCCCAAAACTCCTTATCGTAGTCAGAGCCGTCATCCTCAGCCTCGTTCTCTCCGATTAGGATGTCAAGGTGCTTAACAACGTTGTCATAGTCCTTTCGGACAAGGGTCACGAGGGTTCTACTCATTTTCGCTGGGATGATTTGCTCAGTTGTTGTGACAAATTCAAGCACCCTGCGGAAGGCTTCTGCGTCTTCTACCTTTTCCTTTCTTCCATGATTGTACAGCTCATCTGCAACGAGACGTGCTGACTTTAGAGCGTCCTTTGATAGCGTCTCGTTGTAGTACGATAAGTGCTTAACTATCTCGTACTCCTTTTCATCAAGACCGAGTGTCTCACGAGCACCCATGTAGTCCCATGAACATTTCTCCATAACGTTATTTGTATTTGTTATTAGTATTACACCAACAAAAGTACGAACTAAAAATCACTTGTGCAAATCTCCGATGAAATAAAATGAAGAAGCACGTAGAACTTGGGTAGAACTACGTGCTTCTTTGTAGGATTGGTTCTATTGTGCACCAGCTATGAGTTTGCTATCAGTGTCATGTTCGTCAAGGAACTCCTCTAAAGTCCACAATGCACAGCCACGCTCGCCTTCCATGAATAGTCTCAGGGCGAGTGCAAGACCACCATCAACTCCCGAGTCAATCAACATCTTAGATAACTTCTTATTATTGAAGTCGTCTTCGGCTAAAAACATATTGTATCCAACCAAAGACCCACTAGCAAAGGAGAGTGCTTTATGTATATACTTTATTTCACCCGTTTTAGAGTAGTCTAATATAAGGCTGAGTAACTTCATTGTGGAACAACGAAAGAACATTTTGCTCGCCTTAATTAAAATCTTCTCACTTAATTCTTTATCCATAACCTATAATAACCATTACTATAGGCTATTATAGATATTCTATTTCAAAGTCTTCCTTGGGCAAACGAACGCATTGTTTTATATGACCGCTCCACCGCAACTCGGGGTGAGTCCCATCCTTTAGGAGTATTCCTTTTAGCTCTTCTTACTGCTTAAGCGTAATATCAACTAAGACTTCCTCATCCCATTTGGAGTAGGTCAAGAAATTCCCATGAGAGATATACACCTTCCCTTCCCTTGAAAGGTTAGTTCCCATCGTAGAGGGCTTGTAGTACAGCCCCGTAGGCTTATGCTTGATGCGATATGGTTTCATACTACTCATATTCTAAATTATGTGCGTAATGAACGCCCCATTGAAATCACGATTAAGCAACTTCAATGGGACGCTTCTTGCATATGTTACTCCTACAAAAGGATTCCTTCGTATTTCCTTGATACTTCAAGAATTACTCTCTCTTCGTAGATGTCATTATACCATCGGTCAAAGTATTCCTTCTGCTCGTCATAGTTCAAACTTCCTACACCCGACCTCACTTCGTACTTTCCCGTATCAGTAGACCAAACCATGTGTTGAACTTTTATAGCACCAGGAATGCTCTCTACGTATGCCATCACAACAACATGATTGCCAAACTTACGATATTCGCACTTAGCGCAATCCAATATGCCGAACTCAGAACCATCGCATTCTACGACACCATCTTCAAGTCCATTGATGTAATCCTCTTGTATCTTGATAAGCTCCGAGGCATAGCTCTTAGCCTCCTCAAGCGTCTTGACAATGATTGGTGCGTAGTAGCTCCTTGCCTCTTCATCCCCGAGCTCCATTGTGCTTACATAGATTTTGTAGCCCATAAGGAGTGTAAGCTCAAAGATTGGGGTGATAGACACCTCGACACCATACCCGTGTCGTGTATAAGTGTACGCACTATTAGAATAGATATATTCGTTATCATTTCTATTAGTCCTGATGGCATTGGCGAATAGAACAAGGTAGTACTTGCAGGAGTCATAGTTGTTACATAACGCATTGTATAATGCCTGAGCGAGGTATGTATCAAAGTGGCGATTAAGAAGTTGCATTATGATACTGCTATTCTCAAGCTCCAAATCCTTTATCACGGGCTTCATGTTATTGCTGTTCACTCGTGCCTCTGTAATACAGAAGCTACATACATCAACGGCTTTTTGAATGTAGGAGAGTTGCCTTGTCTTCTTGTACTCAAATACATTCTCAAGCACAGAGCCTTGAAAGTAATCAAGGTTGTAGTCTGCACAGAACGCCTTTACATTGAACGCCTTCGTTCCTTCAATCTCATTCATAGTTCTTTCTTGTCTGTTAGAGTTGAATATGTTATTCCTTGATGCCGAGAAGTCGCTTTGCCATTGAAAGGCGGACTTCTTCTGCCTTGGATTTTAGTTCTTCAAGTGGGACGGCATAACCTCTTGTCTCAATAACGTCATAGTACCCGATTTCCCACTTGCCCGTGACATGGACATCAAGAGAGCTGTACTTACTATCATTGTCTGAGTTTATTCTGAAGTCAATGATAAGAGCGTTGTCTTCGTCTTCATCGTCCTCATCTATAAGAACGATTTCTGAACTCAGGCTACACTTAGAGGTACTCTCTTCACCATACCACTTCAGTGGAGTTGATTCTGAGAGTAGGCTTTCAGCTTGTGTTGGCGTATGGTGTTCCTCTACCTCTTTCTCCTCAAAGGCTGGTGCAGTTATACCAACCTCCTTAGCACTATTCACGATGCGATTATAGAAGTCTTGTTCTACCATTTTCTTGAGTACGTCAGGAGATATATAATTATTAGACAGCGATTCTCCTAACAGCAACGTTCCTGAACGACTGATTAGTTTAATAGAGATGTGATAACCTTTAGTAGACATCTCTTTTATCTCAATCTTATATTCAAGCTCTTCTTGTGTATACGGGTTAAGCGAGACTGCTTTATAGCATTCCATCCCGAGGAGACCCTCAAGCATCCACTCAAGAGGCTTTACACCTAACACCTTCAGTTTTTCTTCTCGTGTCATATCTTGTTGTTGTTCTTATTTGCAAATTATTACCTCAAGCTCCTTGATGTACGATATAGCATCTTTCCATTCTCCTCGGAAGATATAGCTGATAGCGGAGATGATGGTGTTGCTTAGTGGCACTTGCTTGGATAGTTCATCCAGCTCCTTAGACAGCTCATCGTAGTCATTCGTGCGGATGCGAACGTTCCTACTTTCAGCGTCCTGGCAATAATGAATTGCCTCATAGTGTGTCCAAGAGCTTTTACTCCCGAAGCAGTGGAGAGCCGAATAAAGTGCATTCCCACGAAAGAAATCCAACTTATGCTCAACAATCAGGTTCATACTCCATTCGTGGAGCATATCTCGCTGTTCTTCTGTCATATCCTTTGATGTCAATTAAAATTGATACTTCACGCCTTCCTCTATCGCTCTTATAAGCGTGTTTTTGAAGTGGTCAGTGCAGGCATCCATTGCGCTGTTGATGTCGTCATACACGCCTTGTGGGTACTCCTCATCAGGTGTTAGAACGGAATACGCTCCACCTGAATACTCAATCTCGTACTCACCTATCTCCGAATGGGCTTGTAGGACGCTACCATCACCATAGTGGGATTTGGAGAAGCTAAGCGTCACGCAGTTGAGAATGTAGTCCTTGACGAATTGAAGCTCAAACTTGTTGTGGTAGCGAACATCTTCAAGATTGGCGAAGTCACGTTCAGCCATAGCCACAAGCTCTTCTCTTGTGTACTCTTCGCAAGGAGGTTCTACGAGGTACTCTACATTGATAGGTGGTGTTCCGTAGACGTAGTGTAGCTCTCGGCACAGAACGGCTCTTAGGTCTTTCCCTTCACCTACGTTAAAGATGTAATACCTCACAGAACTCTGTGCTGATAGCATCTCCTTGCCTACATATCTGTCGCCATCTTCTTTCCAAAAGAGTGATAGTTTTCTTTGTCTGCACATAGCTAATTAAACGTCTTTGGTTGTGATTGCAATTTGGATAGTCTTCCCTGCTGGGACTTCAATATGAATTACATTATCTCTTTGCTCGTTCGTTTCCGAATTAGCGTTGTCGTTAGGGCTGGATTTCTTGTACCGCTCAACCTCATCGTAGAAATGCTCTTCAGCTATCCTTATGAGGTCAGCTGTCTCCATATGGGGGTCTAAAACCTTGTATACATGGATTATTTCAGATACAACCTTATTCACCTCAGGTACGTAGCAACTACGAAATACCTTGCCAAATACTCCATCTTCAGAAATCGCTCTCTTTAAGATTACTCCATACTCACACTTGAACTTCGTGAAAGGGTTTATGACACTTGCCATATACGAACACCCAGCCTCACATTTACTCCCTATCCATTCAAGCTCTATCCGACCCTTCTCTTTGGCTAAAGGGTCAAGTGGCTTCATACTCAAAACGTCATACATTTCCATATCTTATGGATGTTAGTGATTAGAGAAGATGCTATATGGTGCTATACGAATAAGCTATTCTGCGAGCTTAACTTCTTATCCACGAAGTTTCTCCATGAACTCTGACTTTCTCTCCAAGGATGCAGAATAGTTATCTTCTGCGACCTTGATTAGTTCCTCTACCGACATCGGTGTACTACCGACTTCATTCTTGCAGAGGATTTCCATCAGATAGCCCTGATAGTGAGGAGAGAAATAGGTGAAGCGTACGTAGGAGGATACTTTCTTTGGGTTCTTATTGACAATCACAGCGTATCCTCCGTCCTGATTTCCGAAAGGAGTTTTAACCTTAGCCGAGTAGGTGATTCTATTTTCGTCTTCGTGCTCACTCCACTGAAGTTGGCTATGTCCCGTATTTGGTGATGTTCCTGAGAGCTCCATAGTTCTTACGTATTACTTGTTGAAGTGTTCGTTCACTCGGTTGAGGTAGTCCTCCTCTGCGATAGCGATAAGCTCTTCGGGAGAGGATATAACCACAATCTCTTGGCGGAGGTTGATGTCACCCGTATTGTCCCATCCGTTGGAGAGGAGACCGATGGAAGTCCAGCGTTCGTGTGGAGTATCGCATACGAGGATAACATACTCTTCATACCCGATGGTTTCGTTCAGTTTGTTGGCTCTTCCCTTGAAGAACGTAATCTTACCGAACTCTACACGTTCCCAGCTGATTGGGTTTTCACTTACGTGATTCTTTGCTTCTATGCGTACCATAGTCTTTTTGCTTTTTAGTTTAGTTTGCTGTGCGAGGTTATTTTGTTCCCCTCTCACACTACAAAGATAGGAAGAGTTTTTCACTCCACCAAATCTTTCCGATTTTTTCTCCTAACAAGTCAAGGTCGTAGCGATTTGCTCGTCTACAAGCCTGATGAACTCCTTTGCAAACAGGAGGGCATCTTTCTTTGACCTGAAGATAGCGAGAGGGTCTTCCATCCCAAGGATGCGAATTTGGTGTCCTTTTGAATCGCCTTCGTATATTGCCTCTTCGCAGACATATGACGGGATGTTTAGGAAGTTGAAATGGCTCATTATCGTCATGTTGACGAACCTATCAAAAGCCATCATTTCAATCGCCTTCTCCTTCGTGTCATAACAGATTACAACAAACTTATTTTTTCTGCTATCGTACCAATCAAGATGGTAGCAGTCTAAGTACAACGTCTTTCGTAATGATGAACGTACATCTCCATTTTTATAGAACACCTTTCCGATGCTATGTCCATAAGCAAGAGAATGAAAATCGTGGAAGTAAGGAATATCAGGATAAGGATAGCTCCCATCTGTATAGCTAAGGTATTCAGCCAATACGCACAGATTGTCGTATATCACAGCCGTGTCATAGTTCATCCGTGTCACAGCGAGAGTTCTACCATCAGGAACATCCTCCTTGATGTAATGCTGTTTGGATATTTCATCGTACTCCTTTGTGATAGACGTGCTCAGAATAACCTCTGAGCGTCTTTCTAACACAGCCTTGAAGAGACCTTCAAGAGCGAGCTTTATTGCTTCCAAAACATCCTCTGCGCTCTTTGTCGTTGTGCCATCATAGATGATATGCTTGAATGGGATATTCGCCTTCTCTGCATAGATGGAAAATCCAATAGGCTCTGCACCTGCCTTTACGGGGATAGTCACCCTGCATACGAAGTCCCAATCACGCTCAAGGTTGAGGACGATGGAGTCGTTGTTGGTGATGTTAGTATCCATTTCTTTTGCGTATGGTTCAAAGAAGAGAACACGCCCCGCTCTCCCGAAAGGATGTGTGTGAAAGGGAGCTTGACCAGCGGGACGTGTTCGTGATGTCTTTGTTGTTTTAGAGATTGGCGATTTGGTTGCGGTAGTACTCCTCGACAAGCCTGATGAGTTCATCTTCCGATGGAACTTCGTTCTCATATCGGTTCAGTCGGATATGTTCTCCATTAGAGAGGCGAACTGATATACCAGCGAATTGCTCAAACGGAGCATTGAATATCGTTATGATGTAATGGTCTTCGTTGAACACCTCGGTTAGGATGGGTGAGGTCGCCATGATTGAGGTCGTGAAACCTTGGGTTGCTCGCTCAAAGGTAAGAGGTACTGCTCTTACAAGTGCCTCTGCGACTGCGGATGTCATAGTCTTTTGCTTTGTTATTGTTGCTTGAGTGTTCTTTGCGGAGGGTCTCTTTTGCCCCTCTCACACCACAAAGGTAGGAAGACTATTTCAATTCACCAAATCTACTCAAAAGAAAAATCCCCAACGAACTTAATCGATGGGGACATTCCTTATATGATTAGTCTTCTGCATAGCAGAAGGACTGCGGTGGAACAAGGCTTGGATACTTATCTTTCAGCTTGATATGCTCCTCGTACGGATGAAAAGCCTTCACTTCAATGGCATTTGCTTTATCTCTTCCTGAGAAGTAGGAGAAGAAGAACTGCTCCGAGATACCTGCCTTATCCTTTGTTTTCTCCCATAGGTTCTCAGGCGTATCGGTAATTAGCGAAGCGACTTCTATCTCTCCTACGATGCGACATACGGGGATGGAAGCATATACAACGATACGACTAATATCATTTCTCTTGTATAGCACTCTCCTGAACTCATAGGACTTTTCTCCTGAGATAATCCTATCCACGAACTCAGGCTTTATAGACATCAAGACTTTCATTGGTTAGTCATCTTACTTGTGATTACTACTAAAATCCGTACCTTTCAAAAATTTCATCTATCAGGGCGTTTATGTAGGCTATAGCCTCCTTGACGTGAATATCAAGAATATCGTTACTTTCGTTCTTGGCATCAGTCGATGATACCTCCTCGTGCAAGTTTTCTTTCATAATACAAATTACCTCTTGTTGAATCATAATAGAGACTATAAAGCTCATCGAGCTTTGAGTCTACAAACTGATAGTATTCTCCGTTGATATACTTCAGTCTATCGTTCTTGTCGTAGAACTCATTGAATAGTTCTCGGTACGTGATACCTGAATAATTGATAGCATCTCTCAGCTCCGAGTTCACAATACGTAAGACCACGACACCCTCCGATAGCACATCGTCATAGCTTCCTATTCCGTAGGACTGAAGAATGGCGTTATTGACATCCGTGCTAAGGTCAATGGCGATGTCTCTGATAGCCTTCCAAATCTTAGCTCTTTTATCTTCGTCATTGGCGATGCTGTTATCCACCACGATAAAGTCACCTACTTCAAAGTAGGAGTCCTGGCGTTTCATTCGGAAGATGAACCTTAACACCGACTTCTCCCCAAGATAAGCATAAACACCAAAGCCGATAGATGAACTTAGCTCGGATATGACGATGCGGTCAATATGTATATGCACCCTCTTTGGAAGGAGTGCGCACAACTTGTTCTTCAGCTTTGTAACCGAAAGACCAGCTTCCTTCTGCGCACGAGGAGAGAAGAGCTTGTTTGTGATGCTACGTCTAAGGTAGTATTCACTCCCTCCTTCTGCAACTCGGTATGATGCTTTAATCTTTGGTCTTGCCATACTATTACTTGTTGATTAGGTGGCTTAGGATATGCTTGATGACATCAATCGTCCACCCATTGCCAAGCATCTTGTACGCTTGTGAGTCAGGACACTTCCACTGATACCACTCAGGTATGGTCTGCAAGCGTGAGCATTCAATAGGTGTTAGTCGTCTTATAAGACATCCTATCTTCGCCACGGGCTGTCCGCTCCCGTCATTCCTTGCTCGTGCTGGGAGACAAGGTGCTTTATCTCCTGCCATAGGTCTGAAGCCTCTATCTTCAATATGGGTTCTCCAAATGCCTGGGGTGACTTGCTTGTCGCTCTTTATAGCAAGCAAATCCATATCGGAGTGGTTGCCACCGCTGTTAGCACCTCCTGAAAGGCAAGAAGCCTTATTCTGAGAACCCTTTGGCTTTAGGTCTTTGCCTATCTTGATGATGTCTTGATTAACGTCAAAGAAGGGAAGTTTGCCTTCACTCTCCATCGTCTTATCACACGTCCTTACAATGTCATTCCCGAAGGAGGAGTTGCCGATGTAATACTTATCATCCACGTCCTCATCAAGAATATCCCTTAGGTTGATACCCTTATCTTCGGGCTGTTCTATATCCGTATGAACCTCACCGAAGAGACCATCCTCACGAACCTTGATATTGCTCCAATACAGACGTGCTCTGTTCTGTGCAGATACGAGAGAAGAGTTGATTTCAACGGGGTGTATACCAAGGCTTTCGTTGATGAGATGTTCATCTTCACCTCGCATACGAACGTTCTCCAAGAGGAACTTGACATTCGGATTGACGTTCTGAACGTGTCTGAGAATATCAAGGAACACCCAATACAGCTTACTGCGAGGGTCGTCATGACCAAGCATCTTCCCTGCGACACTAAACCCCTGACAAGGAGACCCTGCAAGGATGAGGTCAATGGAAGACCAATCAATGTCCCAGCTCTTCCATTCCTCTACGTTGCCGAGTTGGATGGTGTCAGGAAAGTTGAGCTGGGTTTGCTTGATAGCGTGCTTGTCAATTTCACTTGCGTAGTAGGTGTCTACCTTGATGCCAAGTTCCTTGAGTGCTATCTGACCACAGCTCATTCCGTCAAAGAGGGATAGTACGTTCATTCCTTGTTTAATCTTATATTTCGTATTTCATCCCTCAAGAGACGCTCTATGTCAAGGCATTCTGACTCTGCCTCCTCTTCACATCCATAACAAGGGTCTACTCCCAGGACTTTTATTTCCTGCCCGTTGATAGTCAGGGGAAGTTTTGATATTCCAAATCCAATCTTAGGGCTGGGTTCAAGTGAAAAGACGTGGTTTGGATAGTAGCCGTATATCTTGACAAGTGATAGCTCTTCTCCTGATATTTCATCGCTTGTACACGTGTCAGGTATGAACTTCCTCACTAAGATGGAATTGCTGAAGCGAGTAACCCCCATAAGACGTATGTACAACTTATTCGGGACTACCTCTATGATGAGTTTACTTCCACTTGCAACAAGCTCTTGCACCGATTTGGTGAGTCTGTTTGGCTCAGACAAGATGAACTCCCTTAAATCACAAAGGAATTTCATCTTCTTCTGACCATCCTCACCATCCTCCATCACGAAGTTAAGATAGAAAAAGGTTGGCAGTCCCATTTTCAATAGGATGTCATCATGACTACGAACGCCATCCTCTTTAATGTCCTTAGTTTTCATAACGCTTATCGGGGGTTGTATAGGATGATGTATGGAACAGAAGATGCGATGATGCCTGCAACAACAATCCCAATCATGTAATAGTGGACGTACATGCTGTTTTTGACCGCCAAAAAACACATAGCAATCAGCCAAAAGATGAATGCCGAGAAGGCGATAAGGCAGAACGTTAGGATGAACCCACGCAATGGTTCAGTGAAGTCACCGAGCCAATAGGCACAGAATGTAGCAACGAATACTATGCTCAGGACAATATGGAAGAGCACCTCTTTAATTGCCTGACCCTTCGTGCTTTTCAAGAAGCTCTTTAAGTCTACGAACTTCTTCTTCCAGCTCTTTAATCTTTGTTTCATAATCCTTCTTCTGCTTTGTGAGCTTTACGTTGTGAGACTTGAGTGTATATACCGAAGCACTCAGCTCAGAGATATGCTTATCACCATCCTCAAGGTAGTGCATCAGTGTAGCGACCTCATGTTCCTTCTCAGCCATACGCAACTTCTCACGAGAGTGACGAATTAAGATTGCGCTTATTGCGATGGCGAAGAATATGATAAGGACGGAAATTTCAATGACGCAAGTTAATAGGGTCATACTACTTCAATTTTCTTTGGTCAAAGTTATTCAAAAGGCAGTCTTTGTAATGCTCATTGCAGAACTCCTGAGCCTCTTTTAGTGTCTCAAGATAGTCTTCTTCGTTGATTGGGAAAGTCTTCGCAGAGTTAATATCCTTATAGTCTTCTTCATTCTGCATGTACTGACCCGTTTCCACGAAGCAGAAGTATCCATCAGCTTGCTCGTTGAAGATGATGTAGTACGTTATATATAGGTCTTCGAAGATATTGACGAATCCTGCAAGCCCGCTATCGTCCCATTCAAGAGGGCGAACGAGGCTTCTCAAATTCTTAACGTTCAGTTCCATAGACCTCCCAATTATCCTCCTCTTCGGAGCAATCAATGCTGTTTACGAAGTCTTCAAATTCTCCGATGACTCTGTCCATATCTTCCAGCCCTTCGGAGACGCTGTAAACGTCTTCCTCTAACTCGTGTCGTGTTGCTTCAAACATAATGGAAGATTGGTCGTCAAGTCTCATGACATTGGTGATGACCTTGTTGGAGATGTCGGAGGACGCTCCTTCGCAGTGCGACCTGAGTTGAGCGATGTAGCCCAGAATTGAGCTTCTTTCTTCTTGTATCATAGCTGTCTGTTACTTTTAGTTTAGTTACTACTTTCTTTCTGTTGAGGGTTTTTGTGTACCTCTTGCATCACAAAGGTAAGGAGAGTTTTTCAATCTACCAAATACCTAACAAAAAAGTCTCCCAAGGCAAGCACCTCAGGAGACTTCTATTTGATTATAATTGTAAGATGTTGGTAGCCGTCTTGCTCTTCTCAAGCAACTCCTTCAAGTCGTTTTCGCAGACGAGTTGTGCTTCATCCTCGTTGGGGATATATGTTCCTATTTCAAGAGACTCGTCAAACCAAATCTTGTCTATGTCTTCGTCTGACTTGATGATGATACGGAAGCAGCGGAAGCAAGGTCCATATCCGAAGTCGTGGTCATAGAACATATACTCGGCACGATAATCATCGTTGATGGGATACGAACCAAATGCGAAATTCCCATCATACCTCCATTCTATTTTTGGAGCATTCGTTTCCATGTTGTTATGGTTTAGTGTAAAACATATTGCATACCTTGATGACTTGGTACTCTCGTGCTATTTCCATCGCACGTTCAAGCGTCCCTGCAAACCCAATGGTCACTCCACTATAAAGGCTACCTGCCTGAGCCTCAACACACCAAGACTCATTAGGCATTTGGAATATGTGCAGGCCATAGGTGAGACCCGTTCTGCTGTAATATCCTCCGTCTTCTGTTTTCTCCCAAAATAGAGGTTGAAGTGAGGCTTCAAGTTCTTCCTTAGTCATATTATAACTTGTAGCGAGAGAGCTGTTCTCTTAGCATCTCTATGTTGTTTGTGAGACCCGTTCGTAGGCTCTCTCTGCTCTTGTATGCCTCGTCTAACTCTCGCTTTAGCCTGCGAATTTTGTCGCCTTGATTGATACAGATGATGACGAGGATTAAGATTACAATGTAGAGCATACTACTTCTTCTTAGTTTTGAAAGCGACCTCGTAGAGTGAAGTGTGACCATCGTTATGCTCCTTAGCGAACGTAATATGATAGCCACCAGCTGGGTAATAATCTCCCCACTTGTATGAAGCTACACCGCTCTCTACGATGTTCATGTTAAGCATATTGGTGAATACCCTAACCTGAGTATCAGGAGTTAGAACCTCTACTCGCCCCTTGTCTACATCAAGGATGAGAGGGAATCCCCCGTCCTTTATGCAGTTGATTATCTCAAGGACGACCTTTTCATTGAATGTTGCCATATCTCTGTTATCGTTTATCTTATTTTTCTAATGCAAAGATACGTAAAACTTTTAACTCCTCCAAATGGAGAGCCTGGATAAGCGTTTACTGCTTGTTGTATTCCTTGACGAGTAGATAGATGAGAGCATCAAGAGTGGTACACTGAGGGTACTTGGAGTAAGCTGTGAGAAACGTGAACGTACCTACGCTCGTCTTAATCTTCTTTACGTAGTTCTTCTTTATGAACTCAAGAAGTTTAGATGAGCTAACCTTGAAGTAGTCTGCTAACATCGTAGCCATTCGTTCAAATGATTGATTTACGCCTCCTCCAAGGACTTCCTTCAGCGTTGATATATTCGACTTTACATCTGCGTCTACAATGGCGAAACCTTCTACGATAAGGTCAATCGTTCTAATGCACTTATCATAATCATATATATTGTCAGCAACGAACTCTTCAGATAGAAGTTCAATTCCCAATGCTTCATTGATAGCCTTAGTGAGCTTGAAGAACTCCTTTGTGTTGCCGTAGTACCACTTGTCTGCTACGATTGAGCCGAATGAAACTCCTTCCTTTATCTTATCAAACTCAGGCTTGTAGAAGAGTGGGAGGTCGTAAAGAGCTTGGAGGCTAATATGGTTTACAGCTGTAGGGAGTTGAAGTAACATTAAGTCTTCGCTTTTTGGATAGAGATTGACTTCACCTTCACAGAAGACGACCCAATCAGGAACATGATGACCGATTTCCTTCACCTTATCTCGGATGCAAACCTTAACATCTTCGCTTGTGCCTTCTGCGAACTTGAGGTCATCTGACGACACAGCTGTCTTCTTTTCTTCGGACTTGATAGAAGCCTTCTTGGATGTAGCCTTAGGCGTTTCCTTCTTGACTTCTGACTTAGGAGCTTCTTCGCCCATAATCTTGTAGACGAGTGAAGCGATGTCCTTTGCTACGTCTAAGTTTACAATCTTCGTCTTTAAGGCTGGGAGCTTGATGCCTTCCTTTTCAGCGTAAGCGTATAAGGTTTCAATCACTTCCTTGTGACGTTCTACGGGGACGATGGTCTTGACCCATGCACTCATAGACATTTTAGGTCTGAAGCTGTCGTAGATGTTGTTCTTAGTCGTTCCCATTTTTGCTACTCTGTTTATTTGTTGTGGGTGACGTTATCGTCATCCTTCACGTACAAAAGTACGTAGAGTTTTTTGTTCCACCAAATATCCGAACAAGAAAGTGGCTATAAGCGAACCACACTCTTTGGGAATGCGAGTTCAACTCATAGCCACAATGGGATTTAGATTGATGCTAAAACTCTAATGTCCTAATGCCTGCGTACTCATCAAGAGCTTTCTTTAGGTCAATGTTACACATCTCTGCGATACACATAAGTTCAGCAAGGTAAATGTTGCAGTCCCATGTATAGTCTCCCGTAATGCCTATGAACCCATTTACACATATGTGCCACAAAGAACTATTAGCATCGTCATCAAATGCCTTCAGTACGGAAGCGTATTCCTCAAGAGACACTTTGCCTGACGGATTGAAGTGAGAACCAAGGTATACGAGCGGATATTCCATAGCTTGTGCGACTAACATTGGAGTTACGTTAGAACGCATGCGCTTTGCTTCTTCCGTGTTGTTACCTTCCTCTAAGCATTCACAGATATACTCTAACATCCACTCTTCATATTGGACGGGGTCTGTCGGATACTCAGCTGTACCTATTAAAAGCTCGTGGACTTCATTCAGCATGCTCTCTCTCAGACTAAAGTAGAACTCCATATCTCCTTCGGAAGGCATTGGCAGTTCACCTTCTTCAAGGATTTTTTTGTCCTCTTTGTTAGGTTCGGGCTTGACGGGGAGCTTGTCGTAGACCTTCTTCGCAAGTGCGGTGAGGTATTCCTCTGTGATGTCGTTGTACATATCCGTATGTATTATCTGTGAGAGTAGCCCTGCTGTTCGTTGTAGGTAAGGCGCAGGATGGTGCTTTCGTAAGCGTCTACACCGAACATATCTGCGAGCCTAATCATATACCCAAGGACGTTTGTATATCCACGAACATTTTCAATGCAGAAAAGTTCTTTTTCCAAAAGAGACCAAAATGCCGATAGTTTTTTATCGACTTTATAATAGTTGTCTTCAAAGCGACTGAAGTCATCAGAGGCATCTTCTATCTCCTTAAATCCACCGAACGACTTATCCCTCTTTATCACCGATATTGCAAGGCAGAATGCTTCCCCAAAGTAGAAGTTTGTCGTGTGGTTATAGGATGAACCATTGGGGCAAATGATTTTGTCTGCTGTGAGACCTGAATTGACCAGCTCCATCACCTTGTTAATACTTTCCTTGCCACCAATAGAAACATTCTCAACACCGAGCTCATCATATGAATAGGCTCTTGTCAGGTTACTAACAATAACCATCCCTGCATTTGAAGGTCTCAGGGCATCATGACTGAACCCTCTGCTGATTCCACTCTTGTGGATACGCTTAGCAAGTTCATTCCAATCATTGACGTTGTAGTTCTGAACAATAGGAGTAGCCTTGGCTGTCTCTCTCAGAGTGGTAAACGCCTTTGAGGATGAAAGGATGTGGACAAGAACATCAATCACTGACGAGCGAGATAGAACGCCCCATGCTGATGTATTCAGACGGGAGAAGTCATATTCGGAAGGAATGGTGTATAGCTTCTTCACCTCTCCGATAGTCAGGTGGCGACATTCAATACGAGTATCACCCTTACCTCTACCATCTACCGAGACCACAAGACACTTCACCTTGGACGCTGTGATGGCATTAGACTTGGAGTCCTTGCGAAGCTCCAGCACACGTTCCTTGGCTTCACCACGGATACGGATAGCACCACTCACGTAGTATGCGGTATCAACAGCTGATAGGTCAGGAAGAGTTACTCCTTCAAGACTGACGAAGGTGAATTTTTCCTTATCATCTTCGTCCTCATCTTCATCATCATCACTCCACTCATCTACCTCCTTGTCACGCACCAACTTTCCGAGTGACACACACTTGTCCTGAGGCATAGGGATATTTGTCTCCTTCTCCCCGAAGAGGTTGATGTCCTCTTCTCCGAGGTTTGACCAATACAGACGTTCCTTGTTCTGAGCGGAGACGAGTGATGCGTTAATCTTACAAGGTGTAGTGCCAAGCGTTCTCGTGACAAGCTCTTCGTCTGCATTGGATAACACTCGCTCTTCAAGAAGCCAAAGGACTTCATTCTCCCCTTCGGAGAAAAGGTCAATGTAGTGCTTCAGGAGCGCAAGCTGAGACTCATTGCTTCCTTCCTCTTCGTCGTCTTCATTGGACTGAGAGCTACCACCAAAGATATTCTTCGCCATAATAAGGTCGGCTTTGAAGTCCTTGGTGTCTTCAGTTACCTTGACGATATTCGTTGAAGGGAAGTTGCCCTTAATGACATCAAGGCACGTATTATTAACGCCTATGGTGTAGAACGTACCTACATTAACATCAAGCTGTTTGAGAGCCATTAGGATACTCCCAATCTCGTCATTGATGCCGAGTACGTTGATGCTACTTTTAGCTGTCGCCATAACTTATATTTGTTTTAATTTGATGAGCTTATCGCCCTTTTGGATTTCAGATGGTGATACTTGGATGACGTTTCCGTCACGATAGATGAAGACGCTGTGGTCTGAAGTGACCTTTACCTCTGTGCCGTCAGATGCCTTGATAGCAAACATTTCCTTCTTTACCTTGTGCTTATACAGATAAGACACTTGGTTGGAACAGACGTGGTCTCCGTTGAATGTCGGAGTAAACATCAACATATTCCCTACAAAGATATACTCTTTCCCTTCATTTTCAAAATGCTCGTGTTCTTTGAGGATATTGTAATGCTTATTCCAAAGGTCTGCAATGGAATATACCTTAGGTCTTTGTTTGTATTCATCAACATATACCTTGGTGTCTCCACTTACGGAGTCGGTGTTTGAGTATATCTCAAGACTTGGGTTGCCACTCTCGTCCTTGAGGAGGTCAAGCGTATTGATGTCAAGGGTCTTTGCTCTTTCAGTAGAGATACCAAGCCTCTTATGTAGCTCCTCATCCTTTTGGAATGCCCCCTTGAAGTATGAGGTGATAAGCACAGATGCAATACGTGTCATCTGTCGTCCCTGCATCGTAATCGCTTCGTAGAGTGCTGGGCTATACAGCTCCGATGACTGACTGCCGAGGACACCCGTAAAGGCATTCATCAGGAGCTTTGCCGATGCCTGCTCAGCATCCAGCACGTCCCTTTGCCTCAGTAGCTCCTTCAGTCGTTCTTCTTTAGACATTGATTAAATCAAATTTATCGTTTCCGAAATAAGGAGATAGGTCTCCTATGGTTTTCTTTTTGCCTTGTAGGTAGATGAACACGTCATTGAAGTCCCATTTGCTTCTGTCGGGGATATGATAGTCACTTCTGAACTTCCTCCAAAGGAAGACGTATTCTCCATTCTTCAATCCCTTCAGAGACTTAGCTCTTCCCGTCTCATCATCATCATACATAAACCTACGCTTGAAGAGCTTAGGGGGCGTTCTGCCAGCCCCACTCGTTGCGATGGCATTGGGTATAAGGAGCGCATCAAAGAAGCCCTCTGTAATGGTTACTTCCTTTGATGGGTCTACCTTGGCTATTCCGAAGAAGTAGGATAACTCCTTGAGTGTCTCTAACGTATCCTCGGGTACAGCAAGTCTTATATCAAAGTCCTCGCCTTCCTTCATCTTCTTGACAATCTCTTCATACCCCATACTGCGATACTTTGCTTGTCCTTTCTTAGGAGAAAGAAATCTGTACTGCAACCCTAAGACGTGACCCGTCAAGGTTTGGTTGAGGATGATGATAGCGTTGAGCTTCCTTGAATAGAGAAAGTCATCCCAGGAGTACTGCATTCTGTTCGTTAGGTATTCCTTAGCGTGCGGTGGGGCATCATCTATAAGGACGTAACCAAGGTGAGCCATCAGGTGCGTCTTGTGGTAGCAATACCTCTTGACAATCTCATCATCAATGAGGACACCTATCGCCTTACCAGCTTTACGTGCGGTCTCCTTGGAAGTCTTCTTCTTCGCTCTCGGGGCTGACTTGAGTTCTTTTACAAGTTCCTCGTCAAAGTAGACATCCCCAGCACTTGACGACTCCACAAGAAACTTTTCTAAGGACATATACCTACCGCAGTTGTGGCACTTATACATCCCTTCGTGGTTTCCGTGTAGGATGATAGAACCACGCTTCTTAAACTCGTTCTTCTTGGAGTCTCCACATAGCGGACAAGCGAAGTTGATTTGGGCTTCACTAACGTTCACTCTCTGCTTTACAGCGGAGGTTGGGAACTTCTTTAGTAGTATATCTTCTACCTTGCTAATGAGGGTATCGCTTACTTGCATAGGGGCTTTTTTGACCTAAATTCTCTTACAAAGGTAATACTATGAAATCATACAAACAAATGAAACGAACAATCACCAAGTATTTGGCGGTTGCACTCTTCGGGGCTGTTGCTCTTGTAGGGTGTGAGACGAAGAAAAACGCTGGCTCTATGGAGTATGGAGGGAGTCAGCAAGAACACATTGAGGTCGTTATAAAGGATAGCGTCATCAATAAGGTACAACTAAGAAACTACATCCTACAAGAGGCTCTTCCAAGCCTCGGTAATTGGAGACCTTCTACCTTTAGTAGAGGGGCTAACGGAGACCTTACTCAGTACTCCTGCGTTCTTGCAGGGAAGGATACTCTGTTCATCTACCGACTGACGACAAGCGAAGATGGCAACTACCATCTATCAAAGAAAATCTCCTACTAATGTATATTTTTTAATCTAATATGGATAAGCGACTTTTAGGTGGCTATAAGCCATCAGACATCACGAGGGATACCCCACGTTTCTCTATGGGGATAGATGGGCTTCCAACCTCGTTCTCCTGCCAGCGGATAATGCCTCCCATTGAAGACCAAGGCTCAACCCAGCACTGCGTAGCACATTCTTGTTCAGCTATGGTGAACTACCTCATCAACACCGAAAGGAAGACAAGGGGAATTGACTATGGCATTGAGGAAATAGAAATCTACGACCAGCGTAGAGATAGGTCAAGGGATGTAGGTATGAGTCCCAAAGTTGCTTTTGAATATATCAGGACGAGTGGCGTATATATACAACAACTTGGAAGGAAGTACCAAATAGCGGGATATGGTCTTGTTACTGAGCTGAGTGACTTGAAGAACGCCATCGTGATGAATGGACCCGTGCTTTCAGGTCTGTTCGTAAAATCTATGTCTCGTGATGACTTTTGGAATGGCAGTGGAGATTATGGTGGTCACGCCATATGCATTGTAGGATATAACGACAAGACGCAAAGCCTTCTTCTGAGGAACTCGTGGGGGACAAGCTATGGTACAATGGGATACTATACGCTCTCCTACCAAGATTGGGAGAATGAAGCGATTGAGACTTGGACGATTTACTAAAAGAGAAGAGGGGAGGCTTGGTTGCTTCCCCTCTTTCTTTACCTATCATTATAATTATATGGTGCTCGATATACCTCAGGATACTCGTTTAGTGGGTATGGAGGCTTGGGATACTTAGCTACAATCTTGTACTTGATAGGTTCAAAGATGGCTTCAAAATACAGATAGAAGAACACCACATCTTCGTAGGTATTATACTTGTCCGCAATCTGCTTGAGCGTCATATCACCATCCTTTACAATGTTGTATAGCTCTTGGCTGTGTGAAATCAGTCTACCAGCGGCTACCCTTCGGTAATGCGTGATAGCTCCATTCACTCCCTGCTCCTTGATAAAGTCAGCATCATAGTGACTAACCCTCTTCTTTTCTCCTTCCATTTAATACAAACATTATAAAGTTAAACAGCCTCCTTCGCCTTCTCGTTGGCGACATTGAAATACCCTCTCATCAAATCCACAAGATGTTCCTTCTCCTCCTTCGGTAGGTCAAGCTCATCAATGTACTTGTAGCTAACCTCCTCAAGTGATGAGATAGGCATCTCTTCCTCAATAGGCAACCCTTCCTCGGTCATCTTCAAGCCCTTCTCAATGGAGAACTTAACATCCTTATAGGTAGACCTATCAAGCAAAGCGAGAAGCTCGTACGGCTCAATATCCCCCGCCTTGTCCCTTGGTACGATGATGTCGGTATAGTTGTTCGTGATATACGACTTGAACTCCGAGAGCGTCATCGTAAGGAGAGACTGCAACGTTAGAGCTTGGAAGATGGGGGAGTATCTATTTGGAACGAACTCAAGCGTGTCGTCCTCCACGTTAAGGATATAAACACCTTTCAAGTCCCCAGCGTCAGACCTTCTCAGATGATACGGGCTACCGATATAGATGAACTTACCCAGCTCCTGACGCTTATGGATATGCCCCGAGAAGATACGCTTAGCACGTGAGGCTGTCGTGACTGCACCATCCTTGATAGGCTTCCCTGAATCGAAGATAGCACCAAGTACTTCTGTATGGAGGAAGATGTAGTCAGCTTCTGAGTTGCTTACCGCTTCGGTCTCCTTTGAGTAGATGCCCGTATAGGGGATGAACTGAGTCGTAAAGCTCCGACCGCTCTCCGTCTTAAAGTGAACCATTGAGTTAGCATCTATGACGCAAACGTTTGGGATGCCTCTTACAATGACAAGGGAGTTGAGCGAGCTGTCGCTTCGTCTTGACATATCGTGATTACCTGCCATTACATACACGGGAGCTATCTCAGCTATCTGACGGATAATCCCCGATGCGACATTCATCGTATCAATGTTGATGGACTGACGATTGTCAAACAAGTCACCAAGGATGCAGACTGCAATCTTTTCATTCGCCTTGCTCTTGACAAGTGGTATGAAGAAGTTGGTGAAATAGTAAGACATATTGTCAAGCCATTCCGCACTATCGTTACGGACACCAAAGTGAATGTCGCTTACAAGGATGAGCTTATTCAGATACTCAAAAGGTTGAGTTGCACTCATTTCTGTTTTAGTTTGTTAGTGACAGCATCACGATTAGTTATTACATATTAAACACCGAGATGGGTGCTTCTACATCTTCCCTCCTCTTGATGCCGAGTTGATGGATTTCTTCTACGAGAGAGTGACGCTCTTGTAGCGTTAGGATTTCATTGCAAAGTCTCTCAAACTCTATATCAAAGAACGTGCCAAACCCAAGGACAATGTCGTATATCGTATAACCTTCTGACGTACCAATTAACTTCGTATAGAAGTACTCAAACATATCTCGGTACGGCTGAGAAGACCTATTGGTGAATACAACCCTGATAAGATACTCTTCGTCCGATTGGTCTTCCTGAAACCAAGGACTACCTTCGTATATATCTCGGATAGCAACAGCCAAAGCCCTCTTCTCTAAGTTGCCTACTATATCATCCGTTGTAGCGTCCTGATACCAATCCGATACAGATGGGTCAAGACGTGGCTTATTCTTTAGCTGAGATTTGACATACTCTGCTCCGTTATTATATGAGCTTTCAAATACGGGATTGACACCCCCTCTCTTTTCTGTGAGGTTTACAATGCGTTCTCCTCTGACTTCTTCCTCTTGCATATATAATTTCCGTAATATACGAGGCAGAGAGAGGGGGTCTCAATTCCGTTACGTATTAAGGGTTCTCGTTGTTCTTCTTGAACTCTTCAAACGTTGGGAGTGGCTTCTCCAGCTTTGCTCCAAGTGTCTGCTGAACCATATGCACAGCGGACATCATTGTGTCGTACCCAGCCTTCTCTTCCTCTACGTTATTATAGATTGGAGCTTTCTCCTCTACTTGTTGAGCTTGTTGTTTAGGCTCTACTCTTGAGGGGTACTCTAACTTAGAAGGCTTGCTCGCTGTGTACTTCGGCTTAGCCGTGTACTTAGGCGTTGGAGGCTCTTGCGGAGCTGGCGCAGGAGGTGTAGGAGGAGTGGGCGGTGCAGGCTGAGGTGGTGGTGTTGGAGCTACCTGAGTAGGCTGTGGTGTCGGTTGTGACGCACCCATACCTATCGGTTGTATGCCAAGCCCCCTATCAAGCATTTCAAGGGGGTCTCCAAGAGCTTCAAAGCCTCCTGAGTAGTTGGGGTTGAGAGGGTCATCTGAACCTCGTCCTCCACTCGGAGTGAAGTCCGTCATCCTTGGTGGTGGCGTTGCACTTCCCATCCCCATTGGTTGTATCCGATGTACGCTTTCTTCACTCTCAGTCACCTCGGGCTGTGCAGGATGTTGTGGCTGTGCAGGAGGTGCATCATCTGAATCAATGAACATCGGTGAAGATGTCGTATGGGAGATGAGGTTGGGCTGTTGCCTTGGAGCATCCGTCTGCACACCCGTCACGCCAAACTTCTGCATCGTCTTGGGGTCGTTGTAGTCGGAGAGTGTAGACCCTGCGACCTCTTCAAGTTTCTTGAAGAAATCACCCTTGTTCTGATAACCATAGAAGTTGCCTTGTACGTTTCGCTGAGGTCCATTGCTACTTGCTTCGTTGTTATAGAACGAGCGTTGCTTTTCTCCTTCCGAAGGGTCAAAGTAACCACCAGGACTTAGGTCTTCGGTGGCACGCATATAATCCTTCTCAAGGATGAACCTCTGCTTGGTATTCATACCACCAGCACGGGAGAGAAGACACTTGAGGTACATCTCGTTGTTGGCATCCATTGCAGGGGACTTGATGATACCGAACATCATATCAAGCGTTGCATTGAGTGCCGAAGACTCAGATACGTCCGTAGCTGAAATCTCTTCCGTGTCCGTTTGAGAGCGAGTGGTCTGAGTAGCCGTTACGATACACCAATCATTCTCTTTGGCGATACATCTTAGTCCCTCTGCGATATTCTTAATCTTCGTATAGGAGTTGTCATTCTTACTACCCTTCTCGTCTGACATCAGGTTGATGTAGTCAAGGAAGATAACCTTGAACTTAAACGGCTTGCCTGGCTTACTCAACGTACGTTCCGTGGAGATAAGGTATGATGCAAGTTCGCTTACCGATAGCTTTGACGTAGGGAAGTCCTGAACAACAAGTCTCCCATTCCTGAAGTTGGAAGCCTGCATAGCCTTCAGCTTGAAGCCTACCACACCACTCTCTTCAGCCGATTGGTATTGACTGATATTGATGGATAGGAGGTTACTGCCGATACGGCTCATACACATTGTACGTGGAAGCTCCAAAGAGACGAGGCAGGTGTCCACCCCAGCACGGACTGCGGAGGCAAGGAGGTTGTGCATCGTATAGGTCTTACCTGACTTAGGAGCACCCATGACGCACCAAAGAGAACCCTTCCAATAACCACCATTGGAACACTTGTCAAGGAACGTGATGCCTGTAGAGGTGCGTTCAAGTTCATCCTGCTTGTGGTGCTCGGGGTTGTAGAAGTCAAGACCTATATCAGCCTTAGCCATCACGGGAAGTGTGGCTTCTCTGAGCTTATCCTGAATATCCCCGACAACAGCTACGGGGTCTTTGTGCTTGTACATGCCATCTCGGAATGCCGAGGTAGCACTAAGGAGAGCCTTTTCAATAGTAACCTTCTTGAGACGTTCGTCTATCTGAGAGTCAAGATATTCGTTCTCCTCTTGCAGAGCTGACTGCCTAAAGGACTCGTCATATAATAGGTTTACGAATGGGTCTGTAATCTCTTCCTTGCTTTCGTTCTCTATGCCAAGGATGCCCTTAGATTGGAAGGTATTGACAAGACCTGATAGCAATTTGAAATCAGGCATGTCCTTATACCTATCCACATAGACCGAGAAAGTCTTGAAGCATCTCCTGAGACGCTCATCCTCAAAGATGTATTCGGTGAATGAGCGAATAGTAGATGTATCCCGAGTCACTCGGAGAAACATAAGTCTCTCCAAGTTGCTCGGCATATCTTGTATCGTTGATTTTAAGTCTATCACGATGATGCCGTTGTTTTAGGATTGTAGTTCTACCCTGCAATATCGTGCCTCTTGTGGAGGTCTACGATAATCGCATTGAGCTTATCCAGCTCAGTCTCGGAAAGATAGTCGCCAACCTTTTCCTTGTCTTTGACGAATCTAAGCGCAACCATAAGGAGCGTGTAGATACATCGGTACATCTCACTTGAGCGAAGCATTCCCTTCAGCTCTTCGTTGTTGATGTAGTTGTAGTTAATATCCGAACGATAGGAGTATTGGTCTTGTGGTCTCAGGAGACGTGGCTCAATCTTGTTGTCCTTCAACACCTGCATATCAAGCCCTCTGAAATAGACCAAGGCGACTTCCCCTACACGTCTGATATAATCCCCTGCATACTGCGCTCGTACCCATTCAAGGTCTCCCTTCGCCATACCTTCCGTATAAGCTCGTGTGAAGTCGCTTAGGATGAAATAGTATGCCTTGAAGAGCGTAGACCTACGAGGGCGAATCTGATGCACAGAGGAGTTCAACGAGAGCTTCTTCCAGCTGTTAGGCATGCACTCGTACGTGTTAGAGATAAAGCGGAAGTAGATAGCATCAGGCATATCCGAGATATATTCCCTATTTGCCAAATCTGCCATGCTACTGAGTTCGTGAATAGAGTAGTCCTTTCTCAGGAGGAACGTCTCGGAGACATTCTTAACAATGGACTCAAATCCTTCCTCAGACTGAATGTCGTTAATACTCCCATCCTCCTTTACAACGGCAGAGCGGGTGATGACGAACTCGTAGCCTTTTGTGTGCATTTCCTTGTAGGAGACTCCGTATGGTGCGTAGTTCCCTGATGTCGGTAGGTAGGAGATTTCAAGACAAAGGATAGAGTTGTCCTTAATCTTCATTGCCTTGAAGATACCATTGACATACATTCGGAGCTTGTCGCACGCTTCGCTGAGGTCTCTGTTGATGGAGAACTCAATCGCACCATATCTCTTCTTGCGTGTCACGATAGTCTCGTAGTCGTTCATCCACTGCGAGGTGAAGAAAATCTTAGTGTCCTTGGATACATATACGCACACCGAAGGAAGGTCAATTCTCTCCTGCACGAGGATGCCGTCTGCGTGTTCAAGAGCAATCTCTTCTACTGACTGCTGGACTTTCGCTTTTTTCGCTAACAGCCTTACGGCTTCTTTTGTAATACTCATTCTTATATATAGTGTGTTCGTTCGTTTAGAACATATCAAAGATACTGACAAACGTTTCAGCCTGAGGGGCAGTCTTCTTCTGCACTCTTTCCTCATCCTCCACTTCGTACTCTACCCCGATTAGGTCTTCATCTTCATCACCGCATACTACGCTGTAAGCCTGACCATCAAGCGAATAGGAATAATCAAGACCAATCCTACGGCTCTTCTTGATAGCCATATACCTATCACCTTCGGAGAAGTAGCTTGAGAGAACGTTTAGGGGGTAGGTGATGTTTGCAATATCCAAGAACTTCTTTTTCAGTTCGGAGATTTTATTTACCGAAGAAGGCTTGTTCGTCTCCTCAAGGGCAGAGATGCTCGCTGTGATACATTTGTCTGCCTCTTGTTCTTCTGCGTTAAACACTCGGATAAGTGCAAAGGTCTTTCTTCCTAATGCCTTATCCTCCTGCGTTTCGTAGTACTGAACGATGTAATACCCTTCGGTCTTGTTCTCACGAATGTTACGCAGGAACGGGCGATAAGTCTTCATCCAATGCTTACCCATCTCCCCGTGCATATTGCTATCAAGAGTGATGTTCACGTCTCCCTTCTCGTCCTTTCTTACGATGGCATAGGGCAGGTTAATCTGAGTGAAATCAAATGAAGAGATAGGAGCTACCACGCACTCTTTGTCCCCACTCTCAAGAGCCTGAAGACGCAGACGAATAGTATTCCGTTCGTGTGATGTCAATGTACTCATTATAATATATCGTTTATATCTTTTTTCTTTACTCGTGAGGTCTGCTTCGTAACACGCTCTTCATGCTCCTTGTACTCTTCGTACTCTCGGAGGGCAATCTGCTTAGTGTATTCGTTAGACAACGCATATTGTATTGTCTTGCACTCTACTCCTGCAAACCTGCTCAAAGGTAGTAAATCTTCCGCAGGTATGCAAAATATGTCCGAAAAAAGTTCTGTCTCCAGCTTCTTTCTCCCCTTAACATATACTGCCTGAGGGACTTTGTTCGCCTTGATATTTTCAAGGAAAGAACACCATACATAGAACATTTGTCGTGGTGAGCATCCCGTCTTTTGAATGGTATCGGCTTGTAAAGGATATTGGATAGACATAATACGATTGACCATAAAGGCATTCTTAGAAAGGGTCTCCTCTCTAAGACTTTTAACCATAGCCCTATTTTCATAGAGTAGCTTCACCAAGTCGTATGGTGACATCTTGCTCTCTTCTAATGGAGCGTCCTTAATCTGTTCCTCTTTTTCTTTACTCGCCATTTTGCGGAATCAAAAGTTTGTCCTACCTTTGTGATGACAAAGTTAGCAATTCTATTTCAAACAGCAAAATGTATAACTCGCTATGAATAGGTAAAAGAAACGTATGGCAAGAAAGAAATCAACAGAGGGCGGTGGAAGCTCTCTTGACCTCTTGGGCGTAATCGCAAGTGCGGACAGCTCACTTGAAATTCTGACCAAGAGTCAGGTAGGTAAAATACGAGAGTATATACCTACGGGTCACTACACGTTAAATGCGTCACTGAGTGGTTCTCTCTTTGGGGGCATTCCTTCGGGGCGTATCGTGGAGTTTGCAGGTGAAAAGGGAACGGGTAAGTCCTATCTGTGTATGGATTGTATGCGTGAAGCTCAGAAGATGGGATATACTTGTCTCCTCTTTGATAGCGAGAACTCATATGATGTTTCAAGTCTTGACCGATTTGGCATTGATACAGATAAGCTAATCCTGAAGCAGACGAATAGTATTGAAGAGATTGGTGGTCTCATCTCTAAGCTGACGACCAACCTGAAGGCTCAGTACGAAAAGCAACTTGCTTCCGACCCCGACACCGAGAAGCCAAGACTTATGATTGTCATTGATAGCTTCGGTGCGCTCACCACGACATCAGGTATTGACCAAGTGGCGAGCGGTGAGGCTGGAAAGCTGAACCTGACGAAGCAGAAGTATATGGCTCAGGTCTTCCGTGCTATCACTACTCCATTAGGTCAGCTGGATATTCCGATGATTGTAACCAATCACGTCTACGTAGACCAAGGGTCTTATGTCCCAACGGCAAAAGCCGCAGGTGGTGAAGCCCTGAACTACAACGCCTCCATCATCATGATGCTCTCAAAGGCTAAACTTGATGGTAAGGATGCTATCAGCGACAAGCTGAAGCAGGATAGCGAAGACCTCGGTATTGAAATTCAGTCATCAGGATGTATCGTAACGTGTAACCCCACCAAGACGAGATTTGCAAAGCCTATCAAGTCTAAGTTCTACATCTCCTTCTTTACCAAGAACAACCCTTATATCGGTCTTGAGAAGTTCCTTACTTGGGACAACGTTGGGATTGAAAGAGGGAAAATCCTTGAGAAGAGAGAATACGAGAAGCTGTCTGATGCAGACAAGGCGAAATGCAGGAAGTTTGATGCACTAAAGGATAAGGATACGGGAGAAACAGCTGAAAAGTACTTCCAGCCCAAGGAGACAGCACGAGGTTATGTCGTGAAGCACCTTGGTGTATCCGTCCCTGCAAACAAGATTTTCTGCAAGTCGGTCTTCACAGACGACATTCTTGAACTCCTTGATGAAAAGGTCATCCGACCCAACTACGAACTGCCATCCAAGGCGGAGATGATGATGGAAGAGGATATTGACCTGAGTGAAGGAGATAGCATCAAGGGTGCATTTGACTTCTCGATAGACCTCTAAAGGAGATAAGGGCTACGACTACTGCTGAAGTATAACATTGCGTGTTAGAAATAGGGAACAGCAAAATCGTAGCCCTTTCTTTTAATCAAAGTATACAATATGGATTCATTACTCACTTGGTTTGTGGTGTCGCTTGCGCTTGTGATTTTAGTGTCGGTCGCTCTGTATAAGGTAGCTGTATCACGAAAACCTAACGTAGCGTATGTTGCATTCTTCTTATTATTGCTCGGAATGGCATTACTGAGTTCTTGTCTGTCGGCATTGTTTACTCTCGTGTCATTCCTGATATAGGATTACAAAAAAAACTTGGCTGGTTCTGTCGGTACTATAATATATATGAATTAGGTAAATATCTAAGAATATATATTGTTGGTACTAACAGAAGAAATGAGTAAGAAACAAGCAATCATCAAGTTCCAGCCAGGAGCTACGGGTCTTGCAGAAAACGACCCACACTACAACGACCCTAAAGCATTTGCACAACCTGAAAAGGCAGAGGACATCAAGGTCATCCAGCTTCACCCCGAAGAACGTGAACGTCTTCTTAAGGAAGGTACTACGTCCGTTTATTCGCAGGGTTTCCAATTCCTTCAGTTCCCCGATGGTAGCTACGGCTACAAGGTTCTGTTCAATGACGGCACTGAGAAGTATTTCAAGCTCCTCATTGACAGCGGTAAATCAAAGGAAATCAAGCTCGTTGATAAGACCTTCGTTTGGTACGGAAGTCTGATGGACAAGCTCGAAGTCTTCCTTATCGGTGAGAAGGATAGAGCCTACAATACCTCTAAGGTAGATAAGGTTCATGCGGCTATGTTCGGTGTGGGTGCTATTCTTGCATGTGCAGTCGTTGCTGGTATCGCTTGGCTACTCCACTAAGGGTTTAACAAACTAAAGAGTGTCACCCGAGGTGTTCTTTATGTGCATCTCGGGTGAACTTTGTAATAACGAAATAGAAAAGAAAAAGAACATGGAAGAAATTAAGAACTCAGACTACGTAAAGTCTTTTGACATCAATATCGCTAAGCTGTATGTCCCATCCATCGGTGACGTGGCTAACATCATGCCAACAGAAAAGGACGATAAGAACATCTCTCCCTATATCGTAGGTGGCGGTGAGTATCTTGTACGATGCTTCACGAGAGCCATCGGTGCAGACATTGTCGCACGTCAGGGTGTTAGGGTTCGTATCCAGCTCGTGCTTGGTCTCTACAACGTTAAGCTGACTGAGGAAGCTCTTGACGCTGTTCTACAAGCTACTAAAGACTATGGTCTGAATAGCTTTGAGGAAAGGGTAGCACAGCTACTATGGAACAACAGAAAGGATTAGTAGGGCTACCTACCGATAAAAAGAGAACCGCCTTGGGTACTATGAAGTATTCCAAGGCGGTTCTTTCTTTTGGGATGATTTCTACTATCAGGACTCGCTCTGTTCTATCTTCCCTTTGAGGGATAGTAGCGTTTGATACAAGCTATGTATCTCGGTGGACTTCTTAATGTTGCTCATGCACTTCCTAATCCTTGGGACGTAGTCTTGTGCTGAGGCATACTTAGCTCCGTTCTTGTTACGGAATCCACTACTAAGAAGTTGTTCCACGCTCCTGCCGTTCATGTAGTTGTACTTGACAAGTTTGATGTACGGCTCGATAGAATCATCGGGGTGTTTGTATCTGAATGCGCTCTTACCATTGTCAAAGCAACCTACGGAGAATGCCGAGTTAGTACGCTTTGGTCTGCCCATTGTAGCGAAGTGACCTTCAATATGACATTGGGCGAGTAGCAGGGTAATATCAAACTCCTCAGAGATAGACTTTGATACGATTGCTTTTCCCGTCATTCTACTTGACTTAGAGGTTGAGGCGATATATTCGTCTACCTCCTTAATGAGCTTATCCTTGGTGTCTTTGTATTCGTTCTTGAGCTTGACTTTGACGGATGCGGTATCCATCTCCATCTTCATCTCTGAGGCTCTCACGAAACTTGACTTAGGAAAGGCTAATGAGAAAAACAATACGGACGCAAATACAAACTTCTTTTTAATAGACATCGTTTATATACGTTTATATTAAATTGGCAAACCGAAATGGTTTGAACCCACCGAGCCGAACTCTTTGTGAGACCAAAGGAGAAACCCTAAGTTTTTAACGTTTAGGTTTTCCCATAACGGCATTGCCTCTTCGGTCATCTTGAACCCGCCAAGCGAGGCGTTGAATAGTCCAAGAAGGGGAGTGACGTAGGGGAGGGCAGTGATGCCTTTGGATGCTAAAGAAGCAAACTCTCCTACGGGCTTATACCTATCTGCCTCCGTTGGTCTGTACAATGAAGACAGCTTCTCTGAGACGAGAGGTAAAAGCGTATTGTCAAGAGCCCCGAGAACTGAACCAACGGGATTGCTCTGATTGACTTTGATGAGGGAGACTATATTAGGGTCTCCTTTTATTATACTCTTAGGCGTGACGAACATATACATCCCTCCTGCCTTAAGAGAGAACTTAGATGCGACACCACTTGTGAGTGCCTTGTAGCTTGCCTCGTATGCTTTTGTTAGTCCCGACATAGCGAGGTCTGATGCAGATGAAACTCCACCTATAACGGATAGTGCGTGTTCGTATGGGCTGTTGGGCAGGGGTGGGAGCTTAACACTACCAAGTGCTTTGCGTATGGAAGCAACGAATGACGTTACAGCCTTCATCAGCTTAGCGACAATCTCATTCTCCCTCTCGGCTTGAATACGGCTTATCAGAGACGCTTTCTCCACCAAGGTGGAAGAGATGTCCGTGTATTTCGTTTCAAGCTCTTGTAGGAGCTTATTTGCCTCCTCAGTGCGTCTCGTGACATTCTGTTCTACCAAGAGCGTAGCTTTCATGTCAAGAGCCTTGAGTGTTTCCGTTGCTGTATTCGTGAGGTGCGAAATCGTTTTGTCAAGCTCTTGGTTGAGCTTGGTCTTCGTTTCCATAATCTCGTTTACAGCTCCGTCAATAGCTGTGCTGACGTATCCCTTCATATAAGAGGACGCAGTCTCCTTAGCGTGCTTCATAGCGCACTCGGCAGAACATACCCCGTCAAGGATAATATCAGACTTCTTGCCACAAACGATACACTCGCCTTGCAATGGAGACGAGAAACGTCCCCATATCGTTCCAAGGTCAAGAGGGTTCTCAAGAATGGAAGATACAAGTGCGCCTTCCGTCATACTCCAAAGAGAGGAAGCGATAGTCCTGGGATTGAGGTCTTGTTTCTTCTCGTTGATTAGGCGGATGGCTTCATCCTTGTATTGTTCTATTTTCTCCTTAACCATTTCTATTCAAAAAGCCCATCGTTAATGGAGGGCATTCCAAACAGCCTGATAGTGTCGTTGATAAACGGCAAGACAAGCACCTTAAACATCTTTCCATAATCAGGCTCGGGGGCTACTTCAATAGGCAGACATCCAGCAGGGTATCCGTAGATAGGATATTCATCGTTGGTAGTGTAGTAGTACCTAATAGCCTCATTGCCTTGTATGAGCTTGTATTTATTACGAAGTGTGGTATCCTTTCGGATGGATAGGTTGTAATACCCTGATGCTTTAGTCTGAGGCATAGCCCCCATAGGGAACTTAACAACACCAAGGGAAGGCTTGACTGATACACCCTTTAGGACATCACCTACATTGACAAGGGTAGAGACATCATCAATACTACCGCAATGGAAAGCAGAGTAAATCTCCATCACCTTCTCTCCCATATTGATAGGGTTAAGGTCGTTATCCCTTACGGATGCGAACACCCATTTGAGAAAGTCCTTCATCAGCTCTCTCGTGAACTCAGACTGAGTAGTAGAGATAGTAGGTATACCTGTAGACTTATCCTTCTTATCAGTGATAACAGCATACTTATTCTTTGCGTAGATAAGCATATCTTCTGCAATATCATCTACCTTCAAGTTAAGTAGATTACCTTGGCATCCCATTCCCTTTGCATACACGTCAAGGTAGTTCATCAAGTATGGCTGAATGCCATGCTCGTCCAAGGATTCAAGGAATGGTATCATATCCTTATTGGAAATACCGAAGTATCTTGCTATGATGCCAAGAGCGTTGAAGGAAGAGTTATGGACAAGGACGTTGTTAGCGAAGAAACAATGCGTTCCTTCTACTTCCATATCGTAGACATCCTCTTCCTTCTCTCCGAGGCTTACCACCTCGTCTATATCAACAAGCTCAAACTTACTGAACTCGTTGCAAAAAAGTCCTTCTTCAATTTCTTGCATAATCGCTTTTAGGTTTATGCGGAGTGTGATTACTCCATAGTGATGGTGCAAAGATAAGAACATTCTCCTTTACAAGCAAACGCCCCTACACCGCAATGGGTATAGGAGCGTCCTTATATTCGTTAGTTACCATCTGCCTTTAGGGCATCCGTAGATAGACTTTCCTTCTTCGTCCTCTAAGTACTTAGCGGAGCATTTGCTGGGTAGGAAGCAATGGCATATACCACACGTCATTCCTTTCCTATCAGGGCAGGATGAGCAGACGTTCAAACGCCTCCTCATCTGCACCTTGTTCTTCCCAAGGAAGTAGTTGTAGAACCCTGATAGGATTAACCTTGGTCGTATCTTCATTACTCAAATAGTCTCAGAGGTATTTCGTAGAACGAGTCAAAGAGGACTTCATCAAGTACGGCTTGTCGTTCTTTCTCCCTGAGCTGTTCAAACCTTTCAAGAATATCCATACTCGTTGGGTTATCCATATAGACACGTTCTGCGAACTTCCAATGGTTCACCCTCTTCCACAGCTCTGCATTCGTTCTTCCTTCAATGTCTCTTATACCAACACTATACGAACGTGTGATAGACTTAGAAGGTTTTGGAATATACACTGAACCCGAAGGCTTTGCCGCACTCGTCATATTGAATAGGACACTACCGATGGTATTCCTTTCAAGGGAAGCGTAGTTCACCGAGAACTGCGTCCTTGTCTTGTAGGTAGCACTCAGTCTATTTGGGACACTATTCAGGGCATTCTCCCTCGTCTCCGATGCCATAGTTAGACCATACTCAAAGGTCAGTGGGTAGAAGTACTCAAAGGTATCAAGGTGGTAAGGGCTATAAACGTGAGCCGAGTTAGAATACACTTCTGCGTTGAAGTTGTCACTCGTCCTTACGTCACCCATCACCTTACCGCCAACAGCCTTGAGGAAGTTATTGACGTTGAAGTCACTGAGAGCCTTTCTCGTACCAAGCCAATTCATTCTCTCCCCGAGCGTCCTATGTATCATAGGTACATTCATACCACCGAAGTCAAGAGACGCATAACCACGAGCACCACGTGGGTCTTCAAAAGTCAGCGGGATGGAACACATTGAGTTTTCAATCAGCTCTACGATATTCATATCCTCAACCCTCTTTCTCTTTTCTGAGATAATGGAGTCTTCAAACATCGCATTCATCTCCATAGCGTCCTCGTAGTACCCATACTTGTCAATGTACCTTACCATCGTGTCTCCATTCATATAGAGTGGTACTACGAATGAAGGTATGGTCTTCCAAGCATCAACAGCGGAGATATTGTCACCCTTCTTGCCAAGGAGGTTAGCGACACCAGCGAACTGAGTTGCTACATCTTCCTTGTGGATAATGGAAGTGTCAAGCGTCTGAAGCTCTACCACTGCATTCGTTACAAGCATATTGTAAGAAAGTGCTGGACCTCCCGAGAAATACGTTGCCGTAGTAGGTGAAGCGTATATCCTATCAATCACGTTAGGTATCTGACCTCTGTCAAGTCTCTTGCTGATATAGTCCGTATACTCTTCGTTGGTCTTATACTCAGCAGGTCTTATCTTCTTGAGAGGCTCGTGCCTATACAGCTTCTTGTTATATGCAATACTCTCATCCTCAGACACTTGGTTCATAGAGAAGGTGAAGATACCGAGTTCACTTGGGGAGAACCACTTTTGGTAGAAACCACCAACACTACCTTCTTCCTTACCTATACCGATAATATCGTGATACTGCATCAGGTTGATTTCACCTTCCGTAAGTCTATACGAAGCATCCTGAGCACCCTCAATGTTCACGCTTGATAGTGGTGGCGATACTCTTCTGTGGAAGATGTTAAGGGGTATCTTACCGAACGTAAGTGGTTTCAGACCACCTCTGTTTGCAGGGCTACGACCATTAGTAACATCTCCACTCTTAACGTCATAAGCATCTACACCCCAAGGCTCTACTACACCCAGCTCAAGGAATCTATCGTGGTAAGATAGACCATATCTTTGGTTGGTCTTTTTAAGCGACAACGTTCCATTCGCCTTTGTGTAGATTTCATTAACACTACGATAAGGTAGAAGCGAGCCATACGTGTTGTGCGAGAGAAGTGTATTATCACTCTCCGACGCACCTGCCGTATAAGCGTTAGGTATGGTAGAGTCAAAGATGGTAGACTTGTCGTAGTTGTGCCAAGGGAAAGATGGTTCTGCTGTACGTGAATATCTCGTATCGTTGGTAGCCTTAACAGCATCCGTGAAGTCCTTGCCATATCCTACATTCTTAAAGGGCATATCATTGTAGTCCACTGACGATACATTCTTCACCTTGTCGGTAGTCATGTAGTCGTAGATGGATGTTGAGTAAACCCTAAGTCTGAGCGTCACCTTATCTCCGTCCTTGATGAAGATGCCACTTTTAGACTCATCATACTTGATAGGACGTGGTGATATATTACTATTAGCGGTATTCGTCTCAAAGAGAATTTCCTTCTTCTGCTCTTCCGTAAGATTGACCCCTGCGATAGTAACACCTCTTACCGAAACGTCTCCTATACCGCCACTACCGACTTGGATACGTCTGATATACTCACCAAACTTCTTAGCTCTACTTTCCTCTACGTCAGACTGCATCCCGTTGGTCTTGATGTTCTTGACAAGCCTTATCTTCTGACGTTCGTCAAGCTCAGGGGCATTCTGATACTTCAGGAAGTCGCTATAAGAGATGTCCTTGTTCACCTTGTTGCCGACACGTTGCAAACCAAGCACACCGCCCTTGCCAAGGTTCTTAGTAGCGGAGAAGAATGCAGGGTGCTCTTCAAGAGGAACGGGGAACATATCTACATATACTCTTGAGAACATAAACCTTGCGAGGTAGCTTGCATAGAATGTATTTGCAAACTCTATCGTATCAAGGATGCCAGCCTTAGCCATAGCATTTCCATCGTAAGCATGCAGATGCTCAATGTAGCAATGACTACCCGTATATACATCCCTCAGTCTTGGCTTAGTCATAGACTCCCCGAGGTGGTTTTGAAGGAGGGTATAATCAGCGTCTGTAGCCTTCTGTGCGGGAATATCGTTTCTCGTCAGCCAAGCACCGAACATCGAGTTGCCAATACCAAGGGCATTCACCTTGTCATTCTTGAGCGTCTTGTTCACGTTCTCATCACCAGCAAAGACACTTGCGTAGTTCTTCAGATAGTCTCTGATATGCTCCAGCTTCTTCCTCGTGTTAAACCCTTCACCTCGGTAGGTGACATCAATAAGAATGTCAATACCATAGATAGTTGATTCCACCTTAGGAGCATCCGTCCTCTTCACGGAGGTAGGCTTAACGCCCTTGAGCTTGTACCTATTTCTGATGCTCTCTACGCTATTAGCAAACCCATCCTTTTTGGACTGAGTTAGAGCGGCTGGTGCAGTGATTTCAGTAGGTGTAGCCCAAAGCTCATTCATATAGTCTTCCTTGATAGTAGCCCAAGTAAAGACATCGTACTTCTCTCTTGATAATAAAGTGCCAAACTTCGTAGCCTCATTATTCCCAGGATATAGGAATATGGGCTTAATAGAGTGTGGGTCATAAAGCATACCACCACTGATATTGACACCCGAGACCACAGCACCTGAGAGTTGCTCTCCCTTGAGGTCTGATAGCGATGAACACGTACCAAACATCATCAGAGGATTGAGCTTGTCCGTACCACCACTTCCTACGAGATGCTTGACGCTATATGGATTCCAAAGCGTCTCCATCTCACGAGCGTACATCTTACCCCCATAAGCCTCTACACCTGCATGGGAGTGATTGCTCTTGAATGGTGCAGAGAACATCCAAGGTGAATGTTGCTTGACACCATCAACAGCACCAGCCTTAAAGGCAGTCATATCAGCGGACGTGCCACCTGAGATAGATGGTGAGTTGAGGAAGTCTGTATGCGATGAAGCCTTCTTCGTATGAAGAGTAAACGCAGATGCTTTGATAATCCTACCACTCTCCTTCGTATAATCCATCAGGTTGATACCACTTGCCTTCTGCCTTGGAGAGAATGCGTAGTAATCGTGTCTCCTACCATTGTTCGCATCAAAATGGAACTGAGCAAAGTTATGCGTACCCGTATATCTCTCGTCCTTAGGATTGAACCCATAGAAGAAGCAGTCATTAGGAACGTCAATACCTCTAAGAGTAGAACGCTTGACATCATTCTTCGCTATACCATCAAGGAGGAGGTGCGCACCAAGAGACCTTACGGCTTGTAGCGGAGCGGAGGTCTCCCCATAGGTATCAAGAAGGAAGTTGCCATCCTTGCCGAGTGAATCCACCTTAGTACCATAAGCAGGGTAAAGTGGGTATCCAGCATTTGGTTGTACATAAGGGTTAGTGCTAAGAGCCTTCACCTTTGGGTCTACCGATAGCCACATCATAGGACTACCCGTACCTCTATCAAGAGAGAATGCACGCTGAGCGAACTCTTCAAGCACATTGACCATCTCCTTGTAGACCTTATTCAAAGCACCACCCTTCGTCAAATCCATATCACGCATCTTGGTGATATTGGTGAAGGTGTTACTTGGAAGGTCGGTCTTCGCCATACATTCATTAAAGAATGCTCTCGCTATATCATCAATGAAAGGAACTCTGTCGCTACCTCCCTTAGTCTTGATAACTCGCTCTACTTCCTTACCCCATCGGTGTTCAAGGTAAAGGACATAAAGGACATTCAGTCTCCATACAGCGTGCAGGGTATCTCTACCATTTGCGTTAGATGCAGTCGTATGATACCTACTTGACGTAATACCATTGTACTGCTCGTAAGGTGTGTACTTACAGAAGAGGTCAGTGAAGATAGCCGCATTCTTGTTCTGTGGAGAAAGGCGTGCGTAATGGAGAAGGTAGTTACCTCTATGGTCTTTGACTGAACGTGCGTTGTTAGCCTTTACGTCATTGTAAAGGTCATTACCGAAGCTCTCCTGCGTTGTCCATCGCTCAAGGTTCTGAACGTCCCATCCATACTTGACGAATGGTACAGAGACGGAATTGATGGGCTTTGGATTAACGTGAGACCATATGGTAGCGTTATCTACATCAGCCGTCTTATTCAAAGCACTGATGAGCATATACTCACCGATAGTATCCGAATAACCTTTTCTCTTATACGAAGGAATAAGGAGAGGTGTCTTTCTGCCATAAGTACGTGAGTAGATTTCATACAAGCTGTTCTCGCCATTCCTGAGGGACAACTCTACGGGAACATTGTTAGCCGTCTTCCATCTGAATGTATCTCCATATTCAATAGCACTATGAAGAAGTGAGTTGAACACGAATGGGGTGAAGTCAAGAGACCCATCATCCTTATATGAATAAGGCTGACTGAGGAATATCTGCTTGTTGATAACAACCTCGTTCTCCTTGAAGAACTTCACCACGTTCTCATCATTAAGAAGGTCATTATACGTTGCCGTCTTATAGTAGCTCTGATTAGAGATACTAAATGCACGTTCGTGATTCTTTCCTTCGTATGTAGCGTGCGTGACAAGGGATGGTGTTAGGTACATCCCATTCCCCGAAAGAGGGAGACGATAGTTATCACCAGCACCCGAAGCGAATGGAACGGATGTCGTATGCAGTCTGAGGGCATCCGACATATATGGGTTTGCAAGCTCAGAGAGATACCATTCCTTCCCGAGGAGGCGAGGTCTCTTCTTTCCTTCAAAGATTGTCCCAGCCTGATTTTCAAGCCCCGTGGAGGTATTCAATAGCAGACCAAGGCTATCGTAGTAACCCCCTCTCGTATATGAAGTGCCGAATGCGTCTGCCTCAAGACCCTTCTCTGCAACGAGCTTCGTCATAGGGTCTACTGAACCAGCAAGGAATGTAGAAGAAATAAGCGTCAATTCGCTTTTTGATAAAGGATAGCTAAGCCCCTTGATACCCGTATTAGCAAAGTTTACCATCCCTTCAAACTCAACGCCTGGTGATTTTATCTCCAGCTTGTTAGCATAATAAAACTTCACGAGGTTAAGAAGAGCCGTCTTTGCCGTCTCAATAATCAGAACGCTATAATTTAAATCGTTAACATCGAAGTTCTTATCATACGTATTAGACATTGTCTTCAAGTAGTTCAGAGCAAGGGCATCAGCTGGAAGCCTATTCATCTTAGCATTCGTACTTGAAACGAGTGAGCTTATAGCGTTGTCAATAGAACGTTCTTGAAGCAAGTCGTACGCAAGCGACTCCTTATCCAAATGTGGAGCAGGAGAGTTGCTTAGTAGCTCGTTGTTAATCACATTGAAGGTTAACTTATGGATGTCCTTTGATGCGTTATACGAGCCAATGCGAGATGACTGATAGAAGGTGGATATTAGGTCTTTCCTTATAGCCAACTTCTTCTCTAAGTTAAAGCTCATAATCCTATCATCAGCATCACCCGTGTTGAATCTATCACCGAGAGTATCAAGACCATCGGTAGATGTGATAGAGTCATCAGAATTACCAAGCTCAAGTTCCTCAAGGGCTTCACGTACGGCTCTCTTTGTAGTAGCTCTGACGGGGTCAATAAGTGCAAGGTCTCCATACAAGCTACCGCCCGTGATACCACCTTCAAAGACACCACCGCAAGAGCTTAGAACGAGCTTCATATGGCGATAAGGGATAGACCCTAACATAGCCAAGTAACAGCTTGCAGGGATGAACGCAGAAAGGCTTGACATTGTGTCGTACTTAGCAACGCCATCTACCTCTGAAAGGTAATTTCTACGAATATCAATAGCACCAATAAGCTGATTGCCATCGGAGTTATTATCCATTACAGAGTCGTACATTTGAATGCAACTGCCATAGATAGTCGTAAAGAAACTTGGAGCTAAGATAAGTGACGTGCTGTCAAGAATCCTCTCATACAACTTTTTGTCCTTTATGAAGTCCAGCGTGTACTGAGCACCAACACCATAGGCACGAAGCATCTTGAGGTGCGCATCTTTTGAGATATACACCCAAGGGTAATATGCAAGCTGGTCGGCAAATACAAGCCCCCAATAGTATTGGTTATCCATAGCATCAGCCTTGTGTGGTGCTGCGGTCTTCTTATTATCCGAAGGTTTGCGCAACTCGGGCGATTGAAACCACCAACGTGATGTCATTGCAGTATCATGGAGTACAAGTGTCGCACCAAAGTCTTGTATTCTCTTTCTGTTCGGATAGAGACCTGAGGCATCTCTATAAGAAAACGCAATGCCTGCCGATGTCCCATTACCCTCCGTATGTCCAAGGATAGATTCAGATATAACGGCATCAGAAGGCCTTCTACTGAAGATTTCACTACCAGCGAATGATGGTACATTAAGCGAAGAAGAGAATGCCGTGAGACCTCCCAAGAAACCCATTCTCAGACCCGAACTTGCATATTCAGTCCTCCCCTTTATCCCTTCATGACCTCCATTCTCGGGAGGCGTATATTTATCAAAGAAAGATGCAGTACCATATAGGCTTGGATGCTCGTATCTGCTGTAATCAGCCATCTTAGCACCCGTATCACGAGCCTGCTCCTTCTGATTGTACCAACCTTCAAGTACGAAAGGAACAGCATTAGCCTCACCATTGATGTACCTATCGTGGTTTGGGATAAGAGGGAACTCCCTCTTCTGCGTTTCAGAGAGCTTAGGATAGGTATTATTCAGCCATTCGGTAAGACGATTAGCATATATCTTGATACGAACCAAATCAGAATGCAGAAGAGCCAGCTTGACATAAGCATCTACCTTGGTGATATAGCTGAAGTCTCTCCACTCACTAAAGAGCTGTTCATTGAGTGCCGTCTTCAGTTCAAACTCTACGAACGCATCTTCCATCTTATCATATCCAGGTCTATTCATCAGCGACTGAATAGAGATTTCAGAGATAGCCCAATTAAGGAACTTCACGCCAAGGCTGTCAAGACGCTCATCAATAGGCTTACCATCAGGATTATCAAAATCAACACCAAGAAGACGACATAGGAAGTCCCCGTACTGAACACGCTCGCCTTCTCTAAGGTATCTCGCATCCATACGAAGAACCATATAATGGAAGTCGGGTCGTACGTTGCTGTAATTGGTCTTGCCCGTAGCTCGGTCTACGAGGTTGCGTGTAGCAACACGTCTGTCGTACTTAGTAGCGTCATAGTCAGTCATATTCCTCACCTCAAGAAGGTCAAAGCTCTGCTTGACACGAGAGTGAAGTGAACTATATTCCCCACCTACATGGATAGTATATCTCGTCTTGGTGGCGTTAGCAAGCGTAGGATAATCATATGCAGAAGAATGTGTACCATAGTAGAAGTTTGCTTGGTTTTTCGCATCCATCCAAGCATCCGTCCCATAATCAACAAATTCAATGTTGTTTTCATCCCTACCTGCAAGAGAATCCAACGGCTCTTTGAGACCAAAGATGAAAGAACCTGGCTGTACGGAGTAGTCCTTCAGGTCGTCAGACATCTGAGCCTTATAGGCGTTCAGAGTCATCTTCTTGAACTCAAAGCTACTCGTGTCATCGTTAAATTCATCATTATGGGGCTTTCTACCCGTTATCTCATATGGAAGATAGGCTACAGAGCTTGGAGCGTTTAAATCCTCATCAAGCCTTATCTGCATCCCATCAGGCATATTTCTATCAGATGGTACGAGGAACTTAACCCCTGAATAATAAGAGTCCCCATTAGAAACCTTTTCTGCCTTATGGAAATTCCATGATGGAGCTTTGCCTTTTATGTTCTTGAATACGAAGGGAGTCCTCTCAAGAATAGACCCGAGAAGAACCTTGTACTCCATATAAGACGATAAGAGGAGTGGAGGAGCATCCACCATATAGGGGTTCATCAGAACGTATGTAGCCTCGTTCTTTCTTCCGACCCCACCGAAATCCTCTTCATAACGAACACCGAATAGGACTTCTTCGGGTTCTATATTTTTCTTCTTTGACATCGCTACGTATATATTGACTATCAAAGATATTTAGGGAATACGGCATAAAAAACGGCATCTGCTTACCTCCCGATAAACAGATGCCTAAAAGATAACCTTGTTAAACAAACCGATAATAAAGAGTTTCCCCTTAAATCGTGACCATGGAGGGACTCGAACCCACAACCTTGTGCTTAGGACGCACCTGCTCTATCCATTGAGCTACACAGCCGAAATCAAAAGTATCAGAAACATATGTGGAAGTACGGGGCGTGCACCTTTGCCCTGACCCAAATCAAGTAGCACACACAATTAGTAACAAAGGATGTTAGGGGAGTTTGCACGCCCGTAGTACTTTCATATATTGTGGCGAGGTGTTTTACCACTCTCACTCGTTCTGACCTCTTGTCACTGCAAAGGTAATAAGAATTTTCAAACCACCAAAACTTCCGAGAAATTTTTTCTTCGGTGAAGTTTGACTATCTTTGTTGTAGAGTGATTTCATAACTTTAATAACAACAGAAATGAAGCAGTATATCGAATTAGCCAATCGGGTTCTATCCGAAGGGGTCTACAAGGAAGACCGCACGGGTACGGGTACGACAAGTATCTTCGGTCATCAGATGCGTTTCAGTATGGAGGATGGGTTTCCTCTCCTTACCACAAAGAAGGTGCATCTCAAGAGCGTCATCCACGAACTCCTTTGGTTCTTGAGTGGCGATACCAATATCAAGTACCTACAAGATAATGGTGTCCGTATTTGGAACGAATGGGCAGATAAGGACGGCAACCTCGGTAAGGTGTATGGTCATCAGTGGAGACATTGGGATTTGCCTAACGGAGGATACATTGACCAAGTAAGGGATATTGTTGAATGTATCAAGAACAACCCCGACAGCAGACGAATGATTATCTCCGCTTGGAATGTAGGTCAGATTAACGAAATGGCACTTCCTCCCTGCCATTGCTTTATGCAGTTCTACGTAGCTGACAATAAGCTCTCTCTGCAAGTCTACCAGCGAAGCGCAGACCTCTTCCTTGGTGCCCCCTTCAACATCGCATCCTATTCACTCCTACTGATGATGATGGCTCACGTTACGGGTCTGTTTGCAGGAGACCTTGTGTACACTCTTGGTGACGTACATATCTACTCTAACCATATGGAGCAAATACAGACGCAAATTCAAAGAGAGCCAAGACCTCTTCCTTATATCCTCCTTGATGAAAAGGTGAAGGACATTGACGACTTCACCTACGAGAGCTTCCAGCTCTTTGACTACGACCCACATCCACACATTGCAGGAAAGGTAGCCGTATGATACTCGGGATTGTTGCCATTTCCAAGAATGGCGTTATAGCAGTGAATGGCAAGATGCCTTGGCATATCCCAAGTGACCTGAGATGGTTCAAGGAGATGACAAGTGGTGAGAGTGTTGTTATGGGTAGGAAGACCTTTGAGTCTCTTGGGTGCAAGCCTCTACCCAATAGGGTGAACATCGTACTATCCAAGACAATGGAGGAGCGTGATGACGTTATTGTATTGCGTAGTAGGGACGAAGTGTTGAGGTATATCAGTGATAATCAGGGAGATACGTTTATCATAGGCGGAGCGGAAATCTTTGCTACGTTTATGTTTGACATTCAAATGTTCCTTGTCACTGAGATTGATGCTGTCATTCCTTATAGCGATGAAGACGATGTAACCACATTCAGTATCCATAAGGAGTTCTTCAAGCACGCCAAGACGACAACTCCTGACGAGAAGTTCTTGAGCGATAAGGACGAGTATAAGTATGTAATATCTACTTATGAAGCTAAGAAGAAGAACTATCTCTTAGCTGATGACTTCGGGGATAACTATTCACGTAAATGGTAATATGAAAGTCTATCGCAATATATTCATAGTCGGGAAGAAGAAGCGGTTTAGAGGTAGTGACAATCTATTAGCTTACAATGGGCGTATCTTTGAAGACTGCGACAACGCTACTCTTACCCGAGAGGGTTTTGATAGTGGAGTAGACTATGTGATAACCTGCGAATGTGACTTTGACCATTACAGCGGATTACTAAGAGTCACTGAATAGAAAGCGAAAAGGGGGGGGCATTACTTAATGCCTTCCCCTTCTTCTTCGGTTTGTTTAGGTATTAGTTATTCTCCTTCTCTTGGAGGGCTTTCAGCTTCTTGGCTTCACGAGCCTTGCGGAGGTTCTCTATTCTCCTCGCCTTAATCTCCTCGGGAGTCATATCCTTTGACTTCACCTTCTTACTTGCAAGTGGCGTATCTTCATCCTTCTTCTTTGAAGTCACCTTGATAGCCTCTTCAAAAGTAATCTCCTTGCCTTCTGTCTTCTCGTTGATGGTGACGACATTGGTGTCTTCAACCTCACGAGGTTTATTGTCATCAAGACGTACGGGCTTTTCCTTCTTGGGCTTCACCTCTGCTTCGCTTGTGTAAAGGTCAAGAATAATCTCCTTCATCTTATTCTTAATATCTTCCGTAGAAACCGACTGAACGAGCTTCTCGCACATCCTATTGATATGCTCATCAGGGTTCTCAAAGGTAGCACGCACAACGTCTACAATCGTCTTAACGGGGAGTTCAATACTCAGACCGATAGATAGCGTGCTATCCTTCTTCTTTGAGTTCTTGAGGATGCGTGTGATAAGCTCTTCGTCAATATCCGAAATCGTTCGTGGTTCTTCCCGACAGACGGGCTTAAGTAGTTCCATAGTATCATCGTCAGCTACCACTTTGGTTATCGGCTCACTAACGATTATCTTCTGCGGAGGTGTGATAACCATCTCCTCTGATACCTCCTCATCCGATAGGTCAATGAGGTCATAGTCCTCATCCTCATCGGGGTTAACGAAGTTCACGTACGAAACGACAAAGTCATTAGGAACGGGCAGGATATTCTCGTAGGAGAATGACGTGATGAGAGAAGGGTTGAACCTTGGGTTAGGGTAGTTACCGATGGGACGACCCTGAGCATCATACTGCTTGATAAACTGCATCTCGTTGTTAGAGTCTACAGCGAAGAAGTTATAGCACTTCCTATCGGGGTATGGTACTTGAATAACCTTATACTGAGCGAGAGGTCGTGGCTTAGCGAAGGCGGGGACTTCTTCATACTCTCCCGTCTGCTCGTTAAACCTAACATCACTGCCACCGATACGAGAAAGGGGGTAGATAAGGTCATCCGAGACCACGTTCATATCGCTAAGAGTGTAAGCAATCCTCCCATCAGGGAGACGCTCTGACCCAAGGAGGGATACTATTTCATTTTGGTTTACACCTTGGATATACTGAAAGTACACCGCTTTCTGCTTTCTATTTGCCATATCTGATTCTTTTCTTAATCCTCGCTATCCATACTGATGGAGATTTTTATCTCCTTGATAGGGGTAGAGAACTTACCCATATCCTTTAACTTCTTCTCTTCGTTTGTTACTTCTTCGGGCTCTTCAATGTTGGTATTCAGGTCGTAGTCGCATAGTGCAGACACGTTCCTTACAAGCCAAACCTTCTCGTCCATTGTGAAGAACAATTCAATAATTTTGAAGACAATCCTTTTGAGCATATATCTATCTTTTTACCTTGACAAAGAAGGGTTTGATTGTATCCTTCTTGTTGCCACGGGTATCAAGGAACTCGCATTCTACTCTGTAGGTCATTTCGTCAAGACCCTTGTCAAGAGGGAGGTTGAGTTGCAGTGAAACGTTGTGGCACTCTCCTATGAGAGTATTGTCTAAGGTATTATAGATACGCCAAAAAATAACGCCTGGATAATATCTAAATGAACTTGGAAAATCAGCTGTTATAATGATATTGGTGTTTGGTTTTATAGTGGCTTTGTCTAAGAGGACATCAACATTGTAAAGAGTGTCAACCTGTCCTTCCTTACCTTCAAGTATATCCCTAACACGTCCCGAACCGAATGAAGAAGGCTTAACCCACATTGCTCTTAACTTACTCTCGTCAAACTTCCTTCCGTAGAGTTCAAAGGTGCTATCCATATATGGAGCGTAATGGGAGGTCTCCTCGTTGAGTACAACGAATGGTCTCCCGTTAAGAGTAGCCTGAGAGGTCTCTGCCTTACCTATGTACTGAACGTAGGTGTTATGTGCATTGGAAAGTTGCAGGGTGGTTACATTCCTTCCTGACAAGGTAGATATACGATGGTTTCCGTTGGGGTGAGCCACCTCGGTATCAAACCATCCATTTACAAAGACAAGCTCCTTAACTCTTGAATTGTATATAGCTCTCTTGAGTTCTTCATCTTCGTCTACAAGTTTCTTGAACTTACAAAAGACGCTATACTCCTTCGCCTTTGCCATCTCGTGCTTGATGTCTATGACCTTATAGGCGCACTCGCTGATACATACGCCACCCGAGATACCGATGTCTCTTAGGTAGGATAGCTTGACGACAGCGTCACGTTCAAAGCTGATACCCGAGAAGGACGACACGGGAAGGGAAGCAAACTTAACCCCATCAATAATCCAATTACGGCAGAAGTGGTCATCGGTGAGTACATTCCTTCTCATAGAAGAGTTAAGACCAAGGGTAATCTTATTGTGCCTTTTCTTCTTTATCTCTTCATAGGTATCCTTGAACTCGTGGTACTTGTCATCTGAGACTCTGCACTTGAGGTAAATCACTTCGTTGCTATCAAAGATAGCTGAGTTAATCAGCTTCTCGTTTTCGGGTACAGACTTGAGTGAGGTATAAGCCCTTTCAACAACAACATTGTAAGTAGCATATTCAGTGTTCTGTTCCGTATCAAAGATAGTCATAGCCATCTCTGCACCACTCCTATTGAGACCCTGATAATTCACCCTTGGGTTTCTCTTTACCTTGAGGTAGATATAGTTGTCATCCGTGAATACCGCACCGCTAATAGCACGGATGGTAAGGTTGTCCATGTAGATGAAGTCACCCTTAGAGATGTTGGATGATATGGTCTTATCTTCAAAAGAGACAGCATCATAATCAACTCCGTTAATAGACACCTCCATAGACCCACGGGCTTGTACCTTGTCTACGAGAGGGAAGATAGGATATTCGCTTGATTGGATGAGGATGTCGGCATTCTCATCGGTATTTGGCATATCCTCGGTGACAGCGAGAATCCTTGTTATTATATTTTTCTCGTCATAGTACTTAATATCACCCCTCGTGACGATATGCTTTTTGCTTGCCTCTGCTATATGTGCGTTGTTATACTCGTCCGCTATGACCGCTTTAAGCGAATATACACCAGCCCTTGGGAATTGTATATAAACAGAGTCTACCTTCGAGAAACCAGCTATCTTATCATCATACACCTCGTTGATGTTAAGCTCCGTACGTGAAGAAAAGGTTTTGCATACCTGCTCAAGGAGATAGCTTGCACTATTGGCTCTCGTAATTGCAGGGATGCGCATCCTCGCCTTAGCCGTGATAGACGAAGACTTAACGCCTTTATTCTTGTCTATGGTAGATGAGAAGTAGATAATCTCGTCATTCTCTCCACCATCAGTTGCACTATCAGGAGATGTCGTTATTAAGCTACCTTCGTCTATAACGATAGCATACAATCCACCACCAAGCATATCGTACTTAAAACTCAATGCGTGGGTATTGTCCGCTTCGCTGTATTCAAAGATACATTCTTCACCACCCTTGTTTGACGGAGTGATTACGATAGGCTCTTCGCTTGCGTGGATGACTTCACCATCCTTGAGGAGGATGTACTTCCCATCCCTTCTCGTAATCTCGTATGCAATCTCCAAGAAGCCATACTTATGGTCATAGTTATACACACGACCTTCTGAGACGAAGAATGAAGGGAGATATGTGAATACCGCCTTCTGAGACTTATCAGGGAGTGTCATCTTGTTATCGTGGATAAAGATAGGAGAAGTCTCAAGTGATGATGAGCCATTTGACATACCACCAAACATAGCGAATGTATCCGTCTCGTCAAGCTCTATTACATAGGTCAGCTCTTCATACTGAATGGGAAAACTGAATGTAGCACCAAATGGAATTTCCAAAGAGTTATTTGGATTCCATTTGTCAGCGTAGATAATAGACGTGCTTGTAGAGGGAATAGTTTCATATATACGCTTAGCTACGTCAAAACCATTCTCAGGATATGGAGAAACATTAACAGCGTAATCTACGAAGTCACGGAAGGTCTTATCTCCTATATCGGAAATTTTGATATTCTTCCCGCTATTCTCCATTTGGACATACGAATATGCACCATTTATCTCATTATCAAGGATAGTCATATCGTCTTTCCACATAGGTCTCATCTTCATCACCTTCTCCACCTCAAGAGCCGAACCGCCCGTAGTGTAATGCCTTACGGGATGTCCGTGGAAGAATGATGCTTCACCTACGATGTCTGTGATTTCAGATTGCAGACCTATGATATACTCACTAAGCCAAGAGCGAAGTGCATACAGCTTTAGGAGTAGTACGTCCTGAGTATAGTCATATACCTTCTCCGTTACGGGGATGCTATGCTTATCCTCTCCTACTACCTTGTTGATGTTATATACAAGGGACAGCTTTCTCAGCTTCTTGAGGTCAAGGTATTCACCATAGGTTATATTGGTGGCTTTGAGCTTGCTTGAAAGAGTGACACCCTTCTTAACGTCCATAGAGATAAACCCAACCTCAGGGGCTTTCTCCTCAGGGTTATCCACTCTTGTGTACCATTCCCTAAAGAAGATGTCGTCATAGCCAAGGTAGTTTACCGCATTAAGCAAGCCTTTGTATGTTCCTGCATAGGGGAATATATCTTGATGTATTAGGTATAGCTCTTTACTCTTGTCGTTGATGAAGCGTGCGTCAAGAGGTGTTAGAGGAGCGTCCTTGAATGCGTCTTGATAGTCCTTAGGGTCGGGAATACCGAAGTTAGTAAAGAAGGTACGCAGTCTATCATCAAGACCCTCTACTTCACTTGTGAGCGTTATGGTACAGAATGGATATACCGATACAAGATTCTTGTATTCTTCTTGTGTAGCAACCGAGGAATAGTCATCAGCAAGAGGAACGAACTCCTCTACAAGGCTTAGCGAGAGCGTGCTATCAAAGACACCTTCATTGTCCGCCTTCATCCCGTAGTGCAGGACGATAGGAGACACTGCCGATGCCGTTTCTCTCTTGATAGGTATATCGGAGAAGTTACCCAGCTCTCTTAGCTTATACTCCTTCCCTTCATGTTCTACCTTAGAGTAAGAGATGGGTGCTACAAGCTCTACATTCTCTCCTTCCGATATGCTACCCCTATCTGAGGATACTTCAAAGACGACCGCCTCATCCTCTGCCTTAGCAACAATACGATATGTAGCAAGACAAGGTACTCCGTTGATTACTTTGATATGCGGAGGTATGTTAGAGAATGGAGTGTAATATGTGGATACGTAGTTATCTGCGATACGTTCCCCGAGAATAACAAGCTCGGAGGTATTCATCAGACCTACCGCACCCTTCTCCATCTCAATAGAGCCAACGAGCGAAAACGAAGGGAAGGGAATGAAAGAGTTGAGCATCTTAGCAACAAGGTGCTTGTCCTCATCATTCCTCAGGGTGATACTCTTCACCTTGCTACCTTCAAAACGAACAGAGCCTTCGTCAGAGGTGCTATACTCTTCATCCTCGTAAGTTATATCAAGACGCTCCAAGCTCATCGTGTAGGTAAGCTCAGAGAGGTTGTTCACGAAGAATATATCACCCTTCGTACCATTATCAAATCGTGAGCCTCCGTCTTCTATGACGAACTCAAACTCTCCATCACCAAGGTTTACTACATACCCCTTGGCTTCAAACCCTTCATTAGGTTCTATGAAGAATGATACAATATGATTATGCTTGATATTTTGTTGCTTACCATCCAAGGAAAAGAACTTCATTCCAAGGAGAGAGCTGATAGCTTTATACCTCATTGACTCTTCGCTTTGCTAAGCGTATTTACATAAAAACAAGAGAGGGAGGCGTTGTCGCTCCCCTCTCTTTATTCTATTAGTTGATGTTTTCTCGTCTCCTATTACCACCTTTCTTATGGGCTATGGAGAAATGCTTTTTGATGGTCTTGACCGAGTCAATAAGCTCCTCTATAAGTACCTCTATACCCCTAAGAAAAGCATCCTGCGTTGGGTTGGAGAACAGCTCGTTAGATAGCATATTACGTAGGATATTCCCGTGGTAGTCGTGACCTACGCCCTTGTATGCGTCTCGTGCGTGCTTTATCTCCGTATGCAGTTCTGTTGTCGTTACCCTTTGTGGCATTGCTGAATGAGACTTTCAAATTTGCTTTCAAGGTTATTCATACGCTTGGTGAGTTCGTTCATCTCAGCCTTGACACCCTTTACAGCATAAAGAGCTACAACCGAAAGGCGAGAGTAGTCCACCATAAGACGCTCTTCTCCTTCAATAATCTGAGATGATACGACTTCGGGGATTATCTTCTGTATCTCCTGAGCGACAACACCAAGCTGTACCTGACCATCTTCATCACCCTTCATCGTATATCTGATAGGACTTGTAAGAGCATTAAGGATGATGTCAATCTCGTTTGAGGATAGACGACCTACTATATCCTTTAGCCTTTCGTCCGAGACTTCATAGAACCCTTCTGAGGTAGTGACCTTACCATCTACTTTAAGAGCAACGTGGTTTTCTGCACCAAGCCCATCAAGGTTGATAGGCTTGTTTGTCGTCTGCTTCTCTGCCTTGTTAAGCGTAAGAGCATCCGTAGCCGTACCACCACCGCCAGCAACAGCTGATGGGATGGTTACAGACTGCTTCTGAAGGACAAGATAACCATCGTTGTTTATATAGGCATTTGATAGGACATTGATAGTATCCCCTGCACCCTTATTGGGAAGTGCAGTAGACTCTACACCCTCTGCGTTATTCTTGATACGTACGGGAAGGTTAGCGGCTTTCCTATACCTCGTTGAGTAACGCTTGATGTTCTCATCAAAGAACTTATCAAGCATATTATCAAAACCACCTGCACGACCCGTAGTCTTATTCATCTCACCCGTGAGTGTCGTGATAAGAGAAGGAAGGTTAAGAGCACCTGCTGTGCCACCGCCACCGCTAATCCTATTTCTCGTTGCAGTGATAACGCCTCTGTTGATAGTAAGGTTGGTTATAGCATAAGATGCTTCGCTATCCTCGTCTTGCAGAAGGATGCCGCTATCCATAGCAAAGAGACCCATAGGAGTTCCGAACTCTCTGTTCTTAGGCTTGGTAGGAGTGACGTTGATATAGTCGTTAGGTGAAGCCGTCTTGTGGCCACCATCAATAAGCACCTCACCTACCTTTGCGCCATTATGCGTACGACCCTTCAGTTCGGTAAAGAGCTTTTGCGATATGTTCTTGTATAGGCTTTCTACGAAGAGGTACATATTTGCCGAAGCATTGTCACCACTCGTCAGATAGTTACCCGTACCCCAATCGGAAGGATTAGATGGCATCAGATTTCTAAGCGCAGAGGCAACGCCCTTCGTAAGGATGCGGTTTGCAACGGGAATAGTCGTCTCCTTATTCAGAGTACGCTCAAGACCCTTAGACAGAGAGTCCGTCTCGATAGAAAGCGTTGCAGGTGCATCAGGTGAACCCGATGGCGAGATATTGATACGCTTGATAATCTTAGCCTCCTCATTGTCGTTATAGACGGGAGTGAGACCAACACCAAGAAAATCGCTCGCTCTGCGTCTCGCCGCACTACCGAGAACGTTAGGTATAACCTTATTATCTCCCGAGGTCTCAAAAATGTCACAGACATTCTCAAAGGCTACTACGGGGTAGACGGGCTGTGCTGTCCCGTCAAATAGTTGAACTACTCTTGATTTATCTTCTGCCATAAAAACTTGCAATCACTTTCACCTATTTATCGCATACCCCTATATATGTCATAGATTTCCTCATCCCTCGTGCTATACCCCGAAGCAATCTGCAAAGCCCCCTTGATACCATCGTGGAGGTTATACAAGTCCTGCTCATCATTGGAGTAGTAGCTATTGATAGCTGATGAGATGTAAGTAGGCATACCCTCAAGGAAGGTCTCGTAGTAGTTGGATAGGAAGTATAGGAACTCCTCTGAGTCAAACAACCTACTCAGGTTGAGTGTCGTCATTGAGATGTCATCGTGGATAGCGATACCCTCGTACTTACCCTTCTTGTTCTTGCCGAACGAACTGAGCTGACCCTCCGTGCTTAGGTTAGCTTTCTTATCCGTATGTGTTGTTATGATACGTCTCTGTTCAATGCCATCACGACCAAGGTCAATGTAGTAAGACCTATTCCCAGGAGTTGTCTTATAACCAGCCTTCAAAGGAATGAACTCACCATCCATAGCGACCCTATGAGCCGTATGTATAAGGACGTTGTCGTAGAAGTTATCGTGACTTCTGAAGACATCCATAAATCGACCTCCGTTGAAGTTCACCTCAACAAGGACTCTCGTATTGTCAATATCTCCTATGCCGTTCCTAAACAGATTAAACGTAACGTACTTAGCGACCTCTGCAAGGTCTTTCTCGTTGGTCTTGTTATCCAAGTAAATGCCAATCTGAACAAGCCTGAAGCAATCACGCACATCCTTGATAACACGATATGGGTCTCTCAGTGCGGCTTCTGACATAGGGACGAGCTTGAAGATATTAAGTACGTTGTAGTCAGAGTCCAACTTACTACCATCTTGGATAGGAGACCCCTGAGCCGTGTCAAGAGAGAGGACGAATGCGTCACGCATATAGTCAATGCTATACGGGTCAAAGTCAGGATGCCAAGTGAGTTTGTCGTTAAGCTCCTTCCTTAACCCATTCAAGTCGTGCTGTACATACTCCTTACTGATACGCTTGAGGTACTTGAGGTCTCTTGCTTTAAGTAGCATCGTAGAGGATACGCTGAAGGAAAGGTTGAACTCTTGGTCAAACTCATTATCCCCGAAGTCAGAGCGTGTCTTGCGCTCCCATTCAGCATCACGACCTGGGACTTGCCACCAATATACTTTCTTGCTCGCAAAGCTATTCAGCCCCTTCTGTGAACCATCCCATATATCAAAGAACTTGTTTGACATACCATTAGGAGTAGAAGTAATGATACACCTTGAAGTCTTTGATGCTGAAATAGTAGGGTATACCGAACGCCAAAACTCGTACGCTACACTTCGGTCTACGTGGGCGAACTCGTCAAGGTAAAGCATATCAATGGTGAAACCGATAGCTGATGACGCAGTAGTCGTCTGAGAGATAATACGGCATCCGTTATCAAGTACGATACTCTCCGTATTGAAGGATATACACCCAGGCTTCAGGAAGAACGGGAGACCCTTAAACACCTCCACGAGCTTACTGATAATCTCCTTTGCGGTAGCACCCTTATTCGCCATCACGAGGATGTTCTTATCGGTACTGAAGCAAAGTATCCAAGCGATGATAGCTACGATAGTCGTAGTATTATGCGATAGGATGTTATTCGTGTAGTATCGGTGGTTCTTGCTATCAATTGTAAGGTCATACATTGAATGGGAGAACCCGTGCTTGGTGATGGACTTGACGTAGTCCTTCCCACCAAAGACAGCGATGCAGTCGCCCTTCTTCAGGTCTTTGACGAAGACTTCTTCTGCGGGTCTTCCAGCCTCCTTGTCAAAGAAGAACAGCTTATGGTTATCCGCACAGCTGAGCTTCTCCCCGTTTTCTGTTTCTATGGTATAGACCCTATAAGGTTGGGTCTTGTGGATATGGGTCACTTTCTCGTAACCCGTATCGGTAAGGACACGAAGCCTCTGTTCACTTACGTCAATGGTATCTATTATCTTCTTCGTGTCGTCATTCTCGTCAAGCTCGTGGTGTCTTGCTTGGTATAGGTCAATCTTCTCAATGAGCTTTCCTACAAACTCCTTGAGGCTTCTTTTTATGATAAACATCTTTCTACATCTTTCGTAAACTTTAATTCGGTTAATACTGATACTTTGGAACACGTATGCTCATTTCTGATGAGCCTTTCCATTGGGAACATTTCATCATAGAGGTTTGATACACCCCAAGGGTTGTTATGGCATACAGCGATTGTAACGCAGAGTTCTGCTACCTCAGATATATCACAATCCATCAGCTTGCCTGCATTCTCCTCCGATAAGGCATACGCAATAATATCCCTCATATTACTCGTAGGGGTATTAAGCTCTACTGAAGACTTTGCCTTGGTGTCCTTATAGGGGCTACGAACGTCTATTGGGTATAAGTATGGCATCTCTTGCTTGAGTGATAAGTTGAAGTTATCATTGAAATAACGACATATCCCATACTCAAATGGTATGTTAGTAGCTTTATCCTTAGACATCCTTGTATGCTCCTTAATTTCATCGGAGATATTTGGGTATAGCTCACCCATCTCCTTTGAGAACAGAGAGAAACGAAGACCTCGCTCTTGGGCGTTACCACACTTATGACATATGACTGACGAGAAGTCTATTTGTATCGGGAGGACACCATTGAGTTCATCTACGAGGAACTCATCAGCAATAGACTTAAGCTCAGATTCAGTCACAAACGGAGTGCGTGTTTCGCTTAGGTAGGAGTATGAAATACCACTTAAATCACCCTCCGACTTGCAGAAGCACATAACCTTATACCCATCGTCATTAACACAGATACTAATTGGAAATCTGAATGATATGGAATTTGGTACTTCGTATGTTTGATTATGACTTAAGTTATGGTAGTCCATTATGCAATGAGACACATACCCAAAGAAGTACTTAATCAAATATGACACCTTTTCATCAAACGACTCAAATGAGTTGTCTGATGTTTCAGCTAAGAGTATGCTGGAACTTTCCGTGTTCTCAATATAGTCACCTCCTGAAAGGTGTCGGAAAAGCTCGTCTCTGTTTATAATCATGAACATTATAGTCTTTTGTAAACCCAAAGAAGTACACCCCTTACTTTATCAAGGAATGTCTTCTTCCTAAACTTATGGTAAATTTCTCCAATCTCTTGGTCTCCATCATCCCAAAGGGGCATCACCTTCGTATCATACGTCACGCACTTACCCGTCTGACGGCTCTGCATAAGGATGACGTTTCTGTTCTCGGGAACGCATAAGTCCATCTCCTCATCATAGACCTCGCTCGTGACAAGCTCAACGGCTTCACGCTGGTAGTCTCTCAGCTCAACAAGGCGGTATCCGTAGTCGGTCTTGAACTTAGCGTAGTTCTCCGTGAAATAGTTTGCATCAAGCATACACCTATCAAACTCTGCGCTCTCCCACTCTGTCATTTCAAAGAGGATATTGGGAGACCTCAGTTCAGGGTTCTTCTTATAGAAGGGCTTGTAGTCTACCTTTGGTGCGCCACTTGCTATGGAGTCAATAATCTCGTTAATCTTGTTTGTGCTATATATTGTCGTAGCCGCACCTTTCTTCTCTACGTCCTGCGAAATGCTGTTTTGCAGGTCAGCGAGAGTTGTACTTGGTGGCGACATAGCATCCATCCTACTCATTTTCATTGTCGTAGTCTTTGCAGTCTATAATACTATATATATTGTAGTTACAATCAAAAACAACGAATGAAAATAGCGGATTACCTTGATTATAAGTTTCTTACGAGAATAAAGAACAGCAAGAAGTCGAAAGAGTGGTTCAAAGTGAACATTTTTGCAGACCACCACGATAAGGCTTCCGTTATGAACAGATACGGGATGAGACCTGATGAGGATGGTGAGTCCGTGCTGTGCGAGATAGTTGTACCTGCCGATGTTCTCGCTAAAGACCCGAGCTACGAAGACAAACTTGATTACGTCCTCAAGGAAGCCGAGGTCAAAGAGTTTAAGTACTTCATTGAAGAGCTTGGCATTGATGGGTCTATGCTATACAAGGAGGTCTTCAACTTCGCTAATGAGAAAGGGGAGCTGTCGAACTGCTTTGGCGTGCAGTACATTTTACAACTCCCCTATCTTGAACGTTCTTATTTCATCAGGCAGGTCGTCTCGTGGACGATTGTAGGTCTCATCGGTCTTACCGCTTTGTCGTTCCTGACCTACTTCCTATTCTTCCGTTAGACGTTTGATTTCGTCTTCAACTTCCTTTAGCTTACGCTGGGCTTGAATACGCTTATCAAAGAGGACATCCATAATCGTTGGAAGAACACCCCTCTCAGTGCTTGAGAAGACGCTACCACCTGCCGTATGGATGGAGGATGGGTCACAAGAGATATACTTAGCTGTCGCTTCTTTCACGACCTTGGGTGAATACGGGATATTCCTCGTAGGGTCTATCTCCGCTCCCTTGGCGCACGCTTCCGTAGCTCTACCTAAGAGGGTCTCGTGTGATATATTAAACTGACGGATGATTGTGGGATACATAGCCGTGAAGTCATACTGAACAACACCTTGGTGGTATCCTTTAATCGGTTCTTTATTGTAAGCTCCCGTAAGGGTCTTGGTCTCGGGCTTCCATGGAGGGAGTACGAGACCTTTCTCTATAAGGAACTTGGACATAATGGAGTTCGCTATCACTCGTGAGGATAAGACGGAGTCGGGTGCTATCCTTGCGAAGTTAGCGTGGTCTATCAGGATATGGGATAGCTTTAGATGCTCCTCAATCCTTGCGAACATCACGATACCTACGCAGTATGGGTATAGCATCATATCAACGTGGGAGGAGGTGAGTGAGGTCTCCAATGGTTCTTCGGGAATGTCCCTAATACCGAAAAGCTCCTTCCCTATGAATTGGATTGTCGTTTGCTCCTTTACCTTAATAGCCCTATCCCATCGTTCGTACATATACCCATAGTCAATGGAGACTACGGGAGAAGCATCAGCGAAAGCCACGCCAAAGATACGCTCAAGGAGTTTGCCTGATGGAGACTCCACCCCTCTGCTTATCATTGAGTTGATGACGAGTGTAAGCTCCTTAGGGATATTGTATGGTGACTCTACGCTGTCATTCTTCTTGTAACACCCCGTAGTGTCCTTCTCGTACGACATTTGGATATGCTTACGTATAATCTCCATATACCTCTTTTTAAGCTCGTGTATGGAGCTTTGAGAAGTCATACTGAAGAACAGAGGAGAGACGGAGGGAATGAACGAGAGGACGGCTGTGATGAGTTCCTCCTCCGTTTGGTATGATACCGCACGCACCTTAGATGATGCCTTGATGCCATTCTTCTCGGAGAAGTCTTCCATCTTCGCCTTTACGCTCGCAAGGTCACTTGAGTTCATCTGACGACCGAGGGAGAAGACATACACGCTACCATCCCCATTGTAAATGTAAACCTCTCCAACGATACCCATCTCTGCCCCACTCGTTCTGTGGACTACCTTCAAGTACCCAAGATTAGGAGAGGAGGAGGGGATAGGGTTACTCTTCTCGTATTGGTGAATGAGGTGCTCCATCCTTGTCTTAGAGATAGTAGGGTGGAGGTAGGAGAAGATGCGCTCCTTCCTCTTTATTTCAATGGAGTTGTCAATGGTAATTTTAATTCCGTCAAGGAGGTTGGATGACTTCTTGAGGTGAGGAAGTAGCTCTGAGTTATGGTACAGACCATTCTCGTAGTCAGACTTCATCCCTTCGTCTATACGCTTGAAGAAGGGTTCTTTGTACGCAGGGTAGTTGTCTACATATCTTTCCTTAGCTACCTCACGTGTCTTGTCCGTAGAGTAGGTGTATGCCTCATCATCGGGAACGTGGATAAGTAGGCTCTTCACGCTGTTGTCCGTATCCACATACCATACCTTGATGGCTGGGGTAAGAGACAAGAAGTAGTAAAGATATAAGTCCGACTTATCCGTAGATGATATGTTGATAGAATCAAGCCCTTTGATGACTGCACTCTCCACAGCACACTCAAAAGACCTATGCAGGAGAAGGTAGTCTTTCTTTGAGACCTCTTCACCTGCAAGTGTCGGAACAAGTTGTGTTGAAAGAATCATCGTAAGCCTTACTTAAAGGTGTCTCCGTTGGCAAGCTGATGAATGGTGATGACATTGCGCACGCCATAAATCATATTGTCAATCGTCTTTAGGGTCTCCTCGTAGAACTCAGCCAGGACTTTGTACATCTCCAGCTTGTGATACTCTTCTGCAAGTTCTCCCTTGATAAGATTTTCAAGCTGAACCTCGCTCTTGTAGATAAGGTTTCCTCTTTCCTTGTAGTCCTTATACTTCTGACTATAAAGAGCCTTAACCTGAGAGTTAATCTTCGCCATATTCATAAGCACCACGCCACGCTCCTCAACGAGGTTCTGACGCTTTGCGTACATTTCAAGCTGAGCGTGGTTGAGCTGTTTGATGTCGGACATCTTCTCACGGAGTTCCTCAATCTGCTCTCCCCATCTGTCAAAGATGGATTCAATCGTTGTTCCCTTATCTGATGACATAGGATATTACTTTTAGTTTGTATTCTCACCTATACAAAGGTAAGCATAAGGATGGATTAAATCAAATCAAACAAAGACAAAATCCTATTGTCCTCGTAGCTGGTATCACAACCTATTGATTTCATATATTCCACAACGGGCTTGAACTTCTCATTGGTTGTGATGACCCTCTTGATGGTGTCCATTGTATCGGAGATGCTACAATTAAGGACTCCTTTGTTCATCGTTTTGCAACGCTGTATATCCTCATCCTCTTCCTTATGGGTAGAGTATCGGTATATAAGCACCTTGTAAGCCTCTTGCTCTCGCTTGTCAAGGCTCTTGTAGACTTCCTCCAAGGCTTCACATAGCATCTCCCTGATGTACGGGATATTGGCGGTCTCCTCGTCATCAGCACCACCTTCAACTGCATCGTAAAGGTTAGCCAACGAGTCTTCCATCCCTGCATGTCCCTTGTTTCTTTCCGCTGAAATCTCCTCGGGGCTGATATACCTTCCTTCGTAAGATGTTGCGTTCTTAGAAGCGTACGTACAGCAATTCCCTGCCATAGTGTACACCCACGTTGAGAACAATGCCTTGTCGGGATTCCACGTATCAAAGTACTTATAAAGGGACAAGTAGAAGTAGCTCATAGCTTCGTCAATCACCCCGCTATTCCCAAGGCGACTAAGCATAAACCCTTTAATCTTTCCATTAAGGGCGTTATATAGCTTGACGAAGTCCTTTTCCTTCTTCCCGTCTCGGTAGTTCAGAGCGAGCTGTTGAAAATCAACTTCATGTTTTTTCTTCATGCCGATGAAGCGTTATAGTTTAACCTTACCACAAAAGTAATAAAAATTCGGGTGATAGTCAAAGACCACCACCCGAACTAAGGCTAAACTTTGGTTATGAAA